TGGAAAGCTTCGAGGCTTTCGAGGCTTCTCTGGCCGCCTATCCGCAGATTGGCCGGGACGCGACCCCGAGCGACAAGGCGTGCGACGCCTGGGCGGAGGCGATCAACGGCGGCGCCGACCCCTGGCTGATCTGTCGCGCGGTCGTCAGGTTCACGGAGAGCCCTGGCGCCAAGGTCGACGGCGGCCGCCGCGTGCCGCGCTTCGACCGGTGGCTGCGCGAGCGGCGCTGGGAGAACTTCCCTGACGCCGCCTCGGCTGCTCCCGTGGCTGCGTGGAACGGACCGCCCGAGCTGCGTGACGCGGTCGTCGCGCTAAAGGGCGAGGCCTGGGCCCGTAGCTGGCTCGACCAGGCCCGCTTTCAGGACGTGCCCGTCCGCGCGCTGACGGTCCCGCGCAAGCTCGTGCGTGAGCGCCTGACGCGTGAGGTGGGCGACGTCCTGGAGGGGTTCCGAGTGCAGGTTGTGGTTCAGGAGAGTGCGGCTTGAGCGGGGGTGCGGAGGTGGTCGGCTGGGGGATCGACGATTTGGCCCTGTACGTGCCGCCAGAGCGCGGGGGCGGCGGCGCCCGCCGGGTGCGCGTGGCGTCGGAGGCCTTCTGGGTGGAGGGCGAGGCGCGCCCGCTGCGCACCGTGGCGTTCCTCGACGAGCGCGGGAAGCGTTACGATGTGCTCGAGGCGCATCTCGCGCGCTGCGACGCAGAGTTCCGGCTGATCGGCGAGGTCCCTGAGCACCTCCAGGTCGCAGGCGGCCCGCGCTGGGACCACTGGGTCGACCCGGCCAAGGCGCCCGGCGAGGCGATGGCTTGGCCCGAGGCCCCGACCGGCGGCGCCGGGCTGACGGACCGCCACATCCGCACGCTCGACGAAGCCCAGGCCGCGCGGGAGGCCGCGCGCGAGGCGTTCCGGCTCCGCGACGTCAAGACAGCGCGGGAGGAGTCCGCGCGCGCGGCCGGCCTCGTGCTGCAGGTCGAGCTCGACCTCGTGGCCCGGCGGGAGCAGTCGGACGTCCAGCGCCACCAGGTCGAGGCCGCGGCCCTGGCCGAGATCCGCGGCGAGCAGCTCGTCTCTTCGGAGGTCGAGGAGGACTACCTCGCGTTCGGACCGAGGGGCGTACAGGTGCGCAAGCGCCGGGTGCGCCGGCTGCGGGTCCTCACGCCCGACGGCCTGCTGGCGATGTACGAGTCCGGCCGGCTGACGGACGCGGACGTCGAGGCCTGCCGCCGCTACCGGGACCTGTTCAACGCGACCGAGCGCGGGGTCCGGTCGTGCATGAACATGGACCGGACGGGCGGGATGGCCGCAGGCGCCGAGGAGCGCAAGGCCGCGCAGTGGGCGGACCGCCTGGAGATCGAGCGCCGCGCGCGCGAGCATCCAGCGCAGAACGGCTTCGAGATCATGGCGCTGCAGGAGATCTGCGGCCGCGGCCGGACTGTCAACGACCTCGTCAGCGGCGGCCACAAGCGCGAGAAGCTCGCCCGCGCCCTGGAGCGCGTGGCCGACATCATCTCGGCGTGGCTGAAGGAGCCGAGAGAGCGGCTCTAGCCGCGCGGCGTGTCGATGACCACGATGCAGGTGTTCACGCGCGTGCCGGACTCGGCGAAGGATTCGGGCGGCAGGTCGTAGAAGCGGCCGCCCCAGCGCGCGACCATCGCCCGGAAATCGGCCGTCTTGCGGTCCTCCCGGAACTCCACGCCGGCGGCCATCACCGACACCAGCCGGCCGCCGGGCTTCAGGAACTGCAGCGCGTGGGTGACGTGGTCGATGTCCCGGCCGCCGTCGAATGGCGGGTTCATCACCACCTTGTCGAAGAGGCCAAGGCCATCCGGCGACAGGGTCAGGAAATCGTCGCAGTTCACGCTGCAGCTCGCCGGCAGGATCTCAAAGAGGCGCCGGGCGTGCTGCGGCTGGATCTCGACCGCGTAGACGGTGTGCCCACGCCGAGCCACCTCGGCGGCGATGCGGCCGGGCCCGGCGCTCGGCTCTAGCACCCGGACCTGCGGCGGCGTCCACCGCGCTGTCGGCGCGTGCACGCCGGCCTTCTCCAGCAGTTCCCGCACTACCGCCTCCGGGCTTTCGAACAGGCCGAAGTTTTTCGCCGGGGTCATGGCGTAGGCGTGCTTCACCTCCGCGGCGTCGGCGCTCACGCCCAGGCTGGCGCCATAGTAGTCCGCCAGCAGGAGGTTCACCCGCTCAACGAGGTCGTCGCGCTTAAACCAGACGTGAGCGTTACCGTTCTTGTAGACCTGCACCCGGAAGTAGTCGCTCTCGGCCGCGTAGGCGCGCGCGCTGAAGCCCGATCCGCGCGCGGCCCGCACCGCGCCGGCGATGCCGGCGTGGCGCTCCGGGTTCGGCTTGCCGTCCAGGATGGCGAAGGTGCGCTCGATGTCGGCCAGGACGTCCTCGCGCGAGCTGCTGATGTGGCCCCACTGGTCCGCGAAGTAGGAGAGCACTACCCGCGAGCCGATCTTGAAGCCGTCGTGCGAGCGGAATCGCCGGTCGAGACGGGAGAAGGCGTTCGCGATGCCGCGGCGGAAGATCAGGTCCGCATCGCCCATCAGGCGCTCGAACGTGGCCACGCAGTTCTCGGCCGTCGCCGGCGGCGGGTCGTTCTTCAGCGCCTCCCGGAACCGCTCGAGCTCGGTCCGGTCCATCAGCCGCTGCAGGCCGGTGGCCTCGATCAGGTGAGACCAGACCCCGCGGTCGATGTTCTGGCGGACCTCTTCGATGAACTTGGACCGGTCGCTTTCGTGGAAGCGGCCGCGCATCGCCAGGATCGGCAGGTCGTAGGTCCCCCGCCTGGCGGCGTTGAAGGTCATCCTGGCCGCCTCGTTCACGAGGTCGTAGGCCTGGGCGAAGAGGTCGAGGGCCCGGTTGCGGTCGGCCTCGATCTCGTCGATCGACGCCCGAAGCTTGATGGCGGCGGAGGTCATAGGGTCGGCTGCTCTCGCTGGGTGACGAGGCGTCTTAGCACAAAACGTGCACGTCTTACCACAAATTGTGCTTAGCCACGAACAAGCGGAGGACTGGCCGGGCGGCGACGCCCCTTTCCGACAAGGCGAACAGTGTTCACGGTCTCGTGATGGAACATTTCCCGTCGTAGCACAAAACTCGCTAGACGGCCCAGGCAGCGTATGACACCCATGCAGACCCGGTCTTAGACCGCACGGAATTCCGGCGGGGTGGAGCAGCGGTAGCTCGCGCGGCTCATAACCACGAGGTCGAAGGTTCGAATCCTTCCCCCGCTCCCATCGATACACCCTGAAGCGAGAGCGTGCGTAGGGACCCCGGGTTAGCGCCCGGGGTCGCCGCTCTGCTTGGGATGGTTCCGGCCTCGGCCGGTGGGTGCGCCAGCCCGCGACGCCTCGGCCTGTTTCGGCGGGCCGGGGCTGTCTCGGCGGCCCGGATCTACGCCGTGTCGGTCGGGCCTGACGATTGCGCGTGGAGTAGGGTGATGCGGCTGATCCTAAAGCGCCCGACATCCGACCGGGCGAACGGCCCGGTGCGCATCCGCATCAAGTCCGGCGACGCCGAGCACTGGATCACGGTCCACCCGAACGGCGAGGAGCCAGGTCGTCCGCTCCTGATCGAGGGCTCGGGCGGCTCCTACACGGTCAAGGGCGGCGCCGGCGGCAAGCTCAACGGTACGAAGGTCTCGCCGAAGTCGATGAGCAAGCCGCGTGGCAGCTCGCCGCCGCCGGAGCCCACGCCGCACGAGAAGGCGCAGGCCGCCTCCGATCGCGCAAACCGGCTTAGCCAGACAGCCAAGAGCGCAGCCGAGCACTACGAGGCCAAAAAAGCCCACGAAGAGGCGATGGCCCACTGGAAGGAGCTCGGCCACCGGGGAAACTACACCGACCACTGGCTTCAGGCGAACCACCACCACAGCGAGTTCCTGAAAGCCGACAAGCGGGAAAAGAAGCAGAAGGCGCGCTCCGAGTTCGAAGGGTCGCCGGAGGCCAAGCAGATCGCTGAGGCCGAGGCCCGCTTCTCCAAGCACACGGTCCCAGAGATCGAGCGGCACTTCCAAGAGCGCTACGGGATGGGCTTCGTGAACGGCTCGAACGCCGCTCGCGACCTTGCCGCGCTCAAGAAGGAGTACGACAAGAACTGGCGGACCTGGGGGCCGGCCGAGATCGACGCCTACCGGAAGAAGGCGTCAGAGCTGAATGCCGCCATTCGCGCGAGCCCCGGCGGCAACGTGCGCGGCCACACCGAGCACGACATCAGCGAAAACACGCCCCAGGCCAAGCAGGCTCGCAAGGTGCTGGGCCACATCGACGAGGCGTTGAAGCACCTCGAGGCCCAGGGCTACGATCTCAAGTCAGCCTTCGCGAGGGCGCCGGTCAGCTATACGCCTGGGGGGACCGGCAAGTCGCTCGGCCACGCCTGGCGCAAGTATCTCGACATGGGCCGCGGCTACTTCACCCTGTCGTCGGCCAAGACGAACACGGACAAGCTCCTTGAGCAGCGGCTCGCGCATCAGCGTCGGGCCGAACAGGGCAAGGCCCGCTGGACCGTCGGCGGAACGGACGACAACCCCTACCGCACGACCGCAATCCATGAGCTCGCGCACGCCATCGGCCTGCATCCGGGGGTGAACTCGCCCGGCAAGCTCGCGAAGCTGCTCGAGGAGCATCTCGGCCCGCGCAGCATCGCGCGGCACAACTGGATTCGCGACAACATCAGCGAGTACGCGACCCACAACATCAACGAGACGGACGCCGAGCTTGCGGCTCTGGTCACCCATCCCGATTATGTCAGAGGCACGCTGCCGAAGGCGTTCGAGGACCATGTCGACCAGCTCTTCCACAAAAGGCCAGCCAATGGTTCCGGTTCCGACCGATCCTGACTTCAAGATCGAGCACCCGTCCGACGAGGACTACTTCAACCCGAAGGGACGGGAAGACGAGACCCTGATCGACACCGGCGCGTTCGACGACGAAGAGGACGACGCCGACGAACCGGTCGACGAGGACTGAGCGTCCAGCGCGCTCGAACAGCTGCAAAAGGCGGGCGTCGCCAGTCGCCGCGCCCGGTAGCGGAAGGGCCAGGACAATCGCGTCCTGGCCCTGCGCCGCCCCACGTTCCGGCCGCTCCAGGCCATGCTCCCCACCCTCTGCTGGATCGATGAGAGCCTATGCGCAGCGGGCGGCCGGAAACCCACGCGGGTGATATCAAGACCAAGGCCGAGCCGAAGTCGGTGATATCGCGTCTCGCGCCCGATCTGGTGGCGCGCCTGGACGCCTTCGCCGCCCGGCAGAAGATCTCGCGCAACGCCGCCGTCGAGCGGCTGATCGCCGAGGGTCTCGACCGCGCTGAGGCGGAGCCGCCGCCCGCCAAGGCGAAGGCCAAGGGGAAGCGGAGCGCCAAGCCGCTCGCCCTGCCCCCGATCCCCGCACCCCGGCCGCGACCGGAGCGGATCGTGGGCTTCGACCCGATCACAGGCGCGCCGATCCATGGCCGCTAGACGCGCAAAGCCTGCGCTCGTCGCCGCGCCCGCCCGGCCGAGCCCGCCGTCCGCGATGCTCGACCCGCTCGCGCCGGCGGCTTTCGTTCCCACGCCGGAGCTCGCCGACTGGGTGAGGCGGACCTTCGTCGAGGACGGCGCGCCGCTCCTGAACGAGGAGCACCTGCACCTTCGCGCGGCGGACATCGGCTTCCTCTGGACCAACGTCCAGAACCGGCGACAGGGCCGCACCGTCCTCGGCCAGGCCGAACTCGGCACGCCCCAGGGAGCCAACGGCGGCGCATGGGGTCGCGCCCGCGCCCTGATCCAGCGCCGCGAGTGGTTCGGCGAGGTCCCGGACTTCATCATCACGCTCGACGCAGGCTACGGCTCAGACTGCAGCCCCGCCGAGTTCTGCGCTCTGGTCGAGCATGAGCTCTACCACTGCGCCCAGGCCAAAGATCCGTTCGGCATGCCCAGGTTCCACAGGGACGGGTCGCCGGTCTTCACCATGCGCGGCCACGACGTCGAGGAGTTCGTCGGCGTGGTGCGCAGATACGGCGCTGACGCCGCCCACGTTCGGGCGCTCGTCGACGCCGCCAACCGTCCGCCCGAGGTCGCCGGCGCGAGCATCGCACAGGCCTGCGGCACGTGCCTCCTGAGGGCGCTCTCATCCTGAGGATTTCCTGATGGCCGCCGCGGACCGGGCGAAGCTGAACGACGACGCGCGCCTGTTCGCGGTCCAGAGCCTGGCGTGCTTCGACCCGCCGGCCGTCGTCGCGGCTGCTATCAAGAAGGAGTTCGGGTTTGATATCACGCCACAGGGCGTCGAGACCTACGACCCGACCAAGCGCGCCGGCCGGCTGCTGTCGAAGAAGTGGAAGGCCATCTTCGAGGAGACCCGGAAGGCCTTCCTGGAGGACACCACCAAGATCGGGGTGAGCCACAAGGCGGTGCGCCTGCGCGCGCTGCACCGGATGGCCGAGAGGGCCGAAAGCCAGGGCAACCTGCCGCTCGCCGCTCAACTCCTGGAGCAGGCCGCCAAGGAGTGCGGCGACGCCTACACGAACAAGCGCGTGCTCAGCGGCGGCCTCGAGGTGACGGCGCCGAAAACCCTGGCCGACTTCTATGGCGGCTCGAAAGCGTAGGGGCGCGGGCTCAGGCGACACCGCTAGACCCTCTCCCCCGCCGCCGATCGGCCACAACGGCGGCCCCGGCCCGACGCTGAATCCGGCGCTGCGGGAGTTCTGGCTGACCCCGGCGCGCAACCGCGTGCTCTACGGCGGCCGCTCGTCCTCGAAGTCCTGGGACGCGGCCGGGTTCGCGATCTTCCTGGCGTCGAACTTCAAGGTGCGCTTCCTGTGCACCCGCCAGTTCCAGAACAAGATCGAAGAGAGCGTGTACACGCTGCTCAAGATCCAGATCCACCGCTTCGGCCTGCAGGCCGAGTTCACGATCCTGAATAACAAGATCGTCCACAACGTCACCGGCTCCGAGTTCATCTTCTACGGGCTCTGGCGGCACATCGACGAGATCAAGTCCCTCGAAGGCGTGGACATCTGCTGGATCGAAGAGGCCCACAACCTCACGAAGGAGCAGTGGGACATCCTGGAGCCGACCATCCGCAAGGAAGGCTCGCAGTTCTGGATCATCTTCAATCCGCGGCTGGCCAACGACTTCGTCTACCGGAAGTTCGTGCTGGACGTCGCCAACGACAACGTCGTGGGCCAGGTCAAGGGCGTCGCCGGCCGGACGATCAAGCGGAAGATCAATTACACCGAGAACCCGTTCCTCTCGCAGACGATCCGCGAGGTGATCGAGGCCAAGCAGGAAGAGGACGCCGAAGAGTTCGCCCACATCTACCTGGGCGAACCCCGCGAGGATGACGACGCGGTCATCATCAAGCGGTCCTGGGTGCTGGCCGCCATCGACGCCCGGCGCGTGCTCATCGAGAGCGGCCGCTACACCGAGGAGCAGTTCGGCGGCCGCCGGCGGATCGGCTTCGACGTCGCCGACAGCGGCGAGGACAAGTGCGCCACGGTCGAGACCTACGGGATCGAGGCCCAGCGCCTGGACGAGTGGAAGGCGCGCGAGGACGAGCTCCTCAAGTCGGCCACCCGGGTGCACAGCCAGGCGCGCGAGCGCGGCGCCGAGATCGTCTACGACTGCATCGGGGTGGGCGCGTTCGCCGGCTCCCACTTCGAGGCGCTGAACGCCGAGCACAACGCCGGCATCCAGCACACCAAGTTCAACGCCGGCGCAGGTGTCCAGGACCCGGACGACCGCGTCGACCCGCAGAACCCGAACAGCCCGACGAACCAGGACTTCTACTGCAACCTGAAGGCCCAGACCTGGTGGGACGTCGCGGCGCGGTTCCGGAACACCTTCAACGCCGTGCGCAACGGCATGAACTTCCCCGCGGAAGAGCTGATCAGCATCTCGAGCGAGTGCGACCATCTGGACGACCTCATCGACGAGCTCTGCGCGCCGCGCCGGGACTTCGACAACGCCGGCAAGGTCAAGGTCGAGAGCAAGAAGGACCTGGCCAAGCGCGAGATCAAGTCGCCCAACAAGGCGGACGCTTTCGTAATGGCCTATGCGCGCGGGGAATATGACATCTCGGTCTGGGCTAAACTCGCAGGGTGAACCGATGACCGAGAAGCTCAGGGTCCGCATCCAGGCCAATGATGCGGCCGGCGTGACCGCCCGCGTCACCCGCGACAGCTTCCAGAACTTCGCCGCCCGGGTGGGGATCGGGACCGACAACCTGTCGTCCCATTCGACCTACGGCTTCAACCCGATCACCCGGCTCCCGATCATGCTGGAGTGGATGTATCGGGGCTCGTGGATCGTCCGGAAGTGCGTCGACGCCGTCGCCGAGGACATGACCAAGGCGGGCGTCACCTTCGGCAGCGCGCTGAAGGCCGACGCCGTCGACGGCATGCAGGCGAGCCTGAACGACCTGGGCGTCTGGCAGGGCCTGGGCGAGACGATCAAGTGGGGGCGGATGTACGGCGGCGCCCTCGCCGTGATCCAGATCGACGGCCAGCGGAACTCGACCCCGCTGCGCCTGGACACGGTGGCCAAGGGCCAGTTCATCGGCCTGGCCGTGCTCGACCGCTGGATGGTCAGCCCGTCGCTGAACGACCTGATCCGGAGCGGCGCGGACGCGGGCAAGCCGAAGTTCTACGACGTCACCGTCGAGGGCGCGCCCCTGCCCCGCCAGCGGATCCACCACAGCCGGGTGGTGCGCATCGACGGGATCGACCTGCCCTGGCGGCAGCGGATCACCGAGAACGGCTGGGGCCTGAGCGTCATCGAGCCGCTCTACGACCGCCTGATCGCCTTCGACAGCACCACCCAGGGCGCGGCCCAGCTGGTGTTCAAGGCGCACCTGCGCACGCTCAAGGTCCCACGCCTGCGCGAGATCATCGCCACCGGCGGCAAGACCCTCGAAGGCCTGCTGGCGCAGGTCGAGATGATGCGCCGGATGCAGGCGAACGAAGGCGTCTCGCTGCTCGACGGCGACGACACCTTCGAGGCCCATCAGTACACCTTCAGCGGCCTGGACCAGGTCCTGCTGCAGTTCGGCCAGCAGCTCTCGGGCGCGATGGACATCCCGCTCGTGCGCCTGTTCGGCCAGTCGCCGGCGGGCCTGAACTCCTCGGGCGAAAGCGACCTGCGGACCTACTACGACGGGCTCACCCGCGAGCAGGGCTCGCGCCTGCGCCGGCCGCTCACGAAGATCCTGGACGTCGTCCACCGCTCGACCTTCGGCGCGCCGGCGCCCGATGGCTTCACCTTCGACTTCGCCCCGCTCTGGGAGATGAGCGACGAGCAGAAGTCGGGAATCTCCAAGACCGCGACCGAGGCCGTGACGAGCGCCTACGAGGCGGCGCTCATCGACAAGCCGACGGCCCTGCGCGAGCTGCGCGCCTCGGCCAAGGTGGGCTCGATGTGGTCCTCGATCACCGACGACGTGATCACCGAGGCCGAGAACGAGCCGCCGCCCGCGGGCGAGATGGGCGACGACGTGCCAGGCCTTCCGGGCGCGCCGGGCGCCGACCCGCAGCAGGCTCAGCAGCCGCAGGCCGGTCCTGACCCGAAGGCGCCGCCCCACAAGGCGCCGGCCCCCGAGCCGGCCCACGAGTTCGGGCCGCTGCGGACGGCCACCTGATGGCCCGCTTCCACGACCGGGCCCGCCAGCCGGGGCTGGTCAAGGCCAGGAAGCTCGAGGAGGGCTACGCCCGCCAGCTGCGCAAGGTCGCCCGTCAGATCGGCATGATCGTCGAGGGCTGGTACGCGCAGCACGAGGACGAGCTCGACCCCAGCGCCCTGCCGGGCCTGCAGCAGCAGATGGAGCGCTACTCCGAGATCCTGGAGCCGTGGGCGCGGGCGACCGCGCAGCGCATTGGCCAGGAGATCGCGATCAAGGAGCGCCGCGGCTGGGCCGAGCACGCGCGCCTGATGAGCCGGGCCCGGCGCGAGGAACTGGCCAACGCCCCCACGGGCGCGGCCCTCAAGCAGTTCCTGAACGAGCAGGTCCAGCTGATCACCTCGCTGCCGACCGACGCCGGCCAGCGGGTGCACGACCTGACGCTGCGCGGCCTGGAGACGTCGACGCGCGCCTCGGAGATCGCGAAGGAGATCCTGCGGTCCGGCGAGGTCACGGCCAGCCGGGCCACGCTGATCGCCCGCACAGAGGTCGCGCGCACGGCCTCGGCGCTCACCATGGTCCGGGCCATGAGCATCGGCTCGAACGAGTACATCTGGCGCACCAGCCGAGACGGCGACGTCCGGCCCTCTCACAAGAAGATGGAAGGCCGGGTCTGCCAGTGGGCGCACCCGCCGACGCTGTCGGACGGCACGACCTGCCACGCAGGCCAGATCTACAACTGCCGCTGCTGGCCCGAGCCGATCATCCCGGGAATCGACGTCTGAGCGTCGGCCAGCGAGATCTCGATCATCGCCACCACCGCGTCGGACAGGTCGTCCCAGGGGTTGCCCTGGTCGGAGCGGTCCCAGTCCTCGTGATTGGAATAGCGGGCGCCGACGCGGACCGAGGCGACTGAGCCGATCTCACCCATCGCGTAGTCGAGGGTCACCTCGGCCTCGTCGCCCTTCCATCGGACGAAGACCGGGACGGGCCCGTTCTCGAACTCGTCATAGGCCCGGATCGCGCGGACCTCGTCCGGCGCGTCCGCCATCCGTCTGAGGATGGCCACGGCTTCAGTGAAGGGCACGGGCGCGCTCACGCGCCGACACTACCCCGCCGAGCTTCGGCGGTCACCAGCCGCACGCCACCAGAGGATCGGCCCATGCGCACACGCACGACCGACAAGGCGGGCGCCGACGTCTACACCGTCCAGCAGATCGGCCGGACCCAGGAGGTGACTCCCGAGGGCTTCCTGCTCTGCCGGGACGTCCGGATCGCCCGCATCGGCGAGATGTTCTACGCGGCCGACGAGCTGCCGGAACTCGAGGCCGGGCCGGACGGCATCATCCGCGCGACGCGCGGGCCGGAGGACCTATTCCGGCCGGAGACGATCGCCTCGGCGCTGGGCAAGTCGGTGACCGACGACCACCCCGACGAAGACGTCTCGCCCGAGAACTGGGAAGAGCTTTCGGGCGGCGTCCTGCTGAACCCCCACCAGGGGGAGGGCGCGGACGCGGAGTATCTCCTCGCCGACCTTCTGATCCAGAAGGCCGCCGTCATCGCAGCCGTGCGTGCCGGAAAGCGCGAGGTGAGCCTCGGATACGACGCTGACTACGAGCAGCTCGGCCCCGGGAAAGCACGGCAGTTCAACATCATCGTCAACCACGTGGCCCTCGTCGACCATGGTCGATGCGGTCCCCGGTGCGCGATCGGAGACCACGACATGAAGACCCGCGACCAGAAGAAGCGGACCTGGAAGGATCGGATCCTCACCGCGTTCAAGGCGCGGGACGAGGACGCTCTGGCGGAGGCGCTGAACGAGGCGCCGACCACCGACGAAGGCGAAGGCCTGGGCGGCGGCGACGCCCACCTCGTCATCGAGCTGAAGGGCGCCAAGCCCGCCGAAGGCGCGGCTTCCGGCGCGCCGACCGGCGACGAAGGCGGCCAAGCCGGCGGCGAGGAGGTGCCCGCCTGGTTCAAGCAGCACGCCGACAGCAGCAACGCCCGCCTGGACAAGATCGAGGGCGTCCTGGCGAAGATCCTCGGCGGCGGCACCCAAGACGAGTTCGGCGCCGGTGCTGAAGGCGCTGGCGCGGGCGAAGGCGAGGGCGGCGACACCGGCCCGCTCCCGACCGACGACGAGGAGATCGACCTCGGCCAGGCCGGCGAGGAGGACAAGGGCGAGAAGGGCGAGAAGGGGGAGAAGACCCGCGATCGCACCTGCGACGCCGCCACCCTGGTCGCGCGCTTCCGCGACACGATCGCCCGCGCGGAGATCCTGGCCCCAGGCATCAAGCTTCCGACGCTCGACGGCAAGGCCACCCGCAAGCAGACCATCGACCGGATGTGCGCTCTGCGCCGCCGGGCGCTGCAGGCGGCCACCGAGAACGCCGAGACCGCCGAAGTCGTGAGCCCGCTGCTCGCCGGCCGCACGCTCTCGGCCGTCACCTGCGACAGCGTCGAGCCCCTGTTCGTCGCCGCTTCCGAGATCGTGAAGCGCCAGAACAGCTCGGTGACCACCATCAGCCGCATCCACGACCACCAGGGCGGCGGCTCCGCCCCGGTGTCCATCGCCGCCATGAACGAGCGCAACCGCAAGTTCTGGGCGTCGAAGGGCGGCCTGATCTCCTGAGCCCCCAAGCATCCGCGAGGAACCAATGACCACCAACGCCATCCAGTTCCGGATGCCTGCGGGCATCCCTGGCGCGCTCAGCCGAGACGCCAGCCAGTCCACCGTCGAGCCGGCTGCGTTCAACAGCGCCGCCGCGTTCCCGCGCTACGGCATGTTCGGCAAGACCGTGTCGGACAAGTTCGTGCCGCTGGCCTCCGGCGACGCCGCCACCGCCATCACCGGCGTGCTGGTGCGCCCGTTCCCGACCCAGTCCAGCCAGGACGGGATGGGCACGTCCACCCCGCCGACCTCCGGCGTCGGCGACCGCCTGCGCCGCGGCTACATGAGCGTGCTCCTGGCGCTCGGGACCGCGGCCAAGGACGCCCAGGTCTACGTCGTCACCACGGCGGGCGGCACCGTCAACGTCGGCGACATCGTGACCTCGGCCTCGCCCGCCGGCGGCGGCACGGCGGTGGCCGTGGCCGGCTGCGTCTTCACGGGCGCGGCGGACGCCAACGGCGTCACCGAAATCGCCTTCAACATCTGATCGGGGCCACGCTTACCATGAAGAGCCTTCTCATCCTCGGCGCCACGTCCGCTCTGGCGGGCATGGCGTCCCTGCGCAGCGACCTGGCGTCGCCCGCCATCATCCGGGCCCGCACCCGCGACGGCCTGCAGACCTACGACCGGCGCACCATCGACTCGACCGGCGTGTTCCTGGTCGGCGAGCTCGAGCGCCTGGACCAGACCCTGCACGACCCGCTGGTGGCCGTGACCTGGAGCCGGGACATCGACCTGCGCTCCGACGTCACCATCGCCGACGAAGTGTCGAGCTTCACGAACTCGTCCTTCGCCTCGGCGGGCGGCATCCAGCCCGGCGGCAAGTCGTGGATCGGCAAGAACGCCCGCGAGATCGCCAGCATGCAGCTGGACATCGGCAAGACCGCCAACCCCCTGACGCTCTGGGGCGAGGAGATCAGCTGGACGATCCCCGAACTGGAATCTGCGATGAAGGCCGGCCGCCCGGTCGACGCGCAGAAGACCAACGGCCTCAAGCTGAAGCACCAGATGGACACCGACGAACAGGTGTACATCGGCGACAGCCTGCTGGGCTTCCAGGGCCTGGTGAACAGCAGCAAGGTGAGCGCCGCCGCCGTGCCCAACGGCGCCGGCGGCTCGCCGAACTGGACCAAGAAGACGCCGGACGAGATCCTCACCGACGTCAACGAGATCCTGACCACCTGCTGGCAAAACGCGGGCTGGGCCGTGATGCCGTCCGAGCTGCGCATCCCGCCGGCGCAGTTCGGCTACATCGGCACCCAGAAGGTGGCCGAGAACGGCACCACCTCGATCCTGAGCTACGTGCTCGAGAACAACATCGCCAAGAAGTCGGGCGGCAACCTGAACATTCAGCCGCTGAAGTGGCTGATCGGCGCGGGCGCCGGCGGCACCCAGGGCCAGCTGGGCACCGTCGACCGCATGGTCGCCTACACCAAGGACGAGGACCGCGTCCGCTTCCCGATGGTGCCCCTGCAGCGCACGCCCATCGAGTACCGCGGCCTGTTCCAGAGCACGACCTACTACGGCCGCCTCGGCGTCGTGGAGTTCGTCTATCCCGAGACGGTCCTGTACCGCGACGGGATCTGAGGAAGGGCGCCCATGAAGACGATCAACGTCGCAAGGGCCTTCTCGCTCATCCTCAAGGGTGGCGAGCCCCCGGTGACCGTCCCGGCCGGCGTCCAGCAGGTCGAGGACGCCATCGCGGAGCACTGGTACACCAAGCTCCACCTGGCCAACGGCGGCTTCGGCACGGTGGAGTACGCCAAGGCCACCCGCGCGAAGGCCGACGAGGCCTTCCACAAGGCGAAGGCCCTGGTGGACGAGTACCATGGCCTGGAGCGCGCCGCCCAAGAGGCGGAGGCCGAGGCCAAGCTCGACCCGGTCGAGCCCGCCTACGTCCGTTTCGGCCTCGCCGATGCGGATGAAGCGGGCCTCGCCGGCCAGCGCGTCGCCCCGAAGCCCGTCACCGACGCGCCGAAGGACGACGCCAAGGCCGACGCCAAGCCCAAGCGCGGCGGCCGCGCGCCCAAGGCGGCTCCGGCCGCCGACACCGCCCAGGGCGGCCAGGCGGCTGGCGGCGACGCCGGCGCTGGCCAGACCGGCGACACCAGCGGCTCGACCTCGACCGACGCCCCGGGCGGCCAGCCCGCGGGTGAAGGCCAGCAGGAGGGCCAGGGCGCTGGCGATCCGCCGCCCCCGGGCGCTGACGCCGACAAGGTGCCCGCCTGACCACGAGACGGCCGGTCGGTCCTTCGGGGCTGACCGGCCACCCCGCCGCGGGAGATCACGATGGACGAGCCGACCTTCCGCGCGGACTACCCCGAATTCGCGGACACCACCGCCTATCCGAGCAGCGCCATCGCCTACTGGCTGGCGCTGGCCGGAAAACTGCTGAACGCCTGCCGCTGGGCCGACCTGATCGACACCGGCACCGAGCTGTTCATCGCCCACAACCTCGTGCTCGAGCGCGACGCGCAGAAGACTGCAGGCGTCGGCGGCACGCCGGGCAAGACGCAGGGGCCCCTGGCCAGCAAGAGCATCGACAAGGTCTCGGCCTCGTACGACACGAGCTCCGGGCTCGATCCCGCAGACACCCACTGGAACCTGACCATCTACGGGACGCGGTTCATCCGCCTCGTGCGCATGGTCGGCGCCGGCCCGATCCAGGTCTGAGCCGGTGGTCCTGCGGGTCACGAAGGACAGGCTGGGCGACTTCCTGAAGACCCTCCGGCTGATCACCCAGAACGAGGTCCTCGTCGGCATCCCGGCCGAGGCCGCCGACCGCAAGCCGGATCCGGACGAGCACCGCCCGCTGAACAACGCCGAGATCGGCTACATCCTGGAGCACGGCGCGCCCGAGGCGAACATTCCGGCGCGCCCGCACCTGGTGATCGGCATCCAGACCGAGCAGGACAAGATCGAGAAGGCGCTCCGGATGGGCGCCGAGAAGGCGCTTTCGGGCGACGCGGCCGGCCTGGCCGGTTCGCTCGTCGCCGCCGGGCTGGTCGGCGAGCGCGCGGTCAAGAAGAAGATCACCGACGGGCCCTTCGTCCCGCTCGCGCCGATGACCATCGCCAAGCGCAAGGCGAAGGGGCGCACGAGCGAAAAGCCCCTGATCGATACCGGCCAGTACAGGAACGCGATCACCAGCGTCGTGCGGCCCAGAAGCAAGCGGAACGGCTGACGGTCGGCCCTCCGCAGAACGGAGACTCCCATGATCCGCCGCCTCGCCCTGGCCGCCGCGCTCGTGCTGGCGCTCACCCCGGACCTGTCCGTCGCTCAGGCCTATCCGGGCGCGGCGACCCCGTCGAACGGCGTCTACCCGCGGGATGTGACGCCCACCGCGCGTCCGAACGCGGCCTATTCGGAGGCGACGGTCGCGGTCGCCGCTGGGACCTGGACCCTGGTCGCGGCCTCCAACACGAAGCGCCAGCGGCTCATCCTGGGCGACGCGACCGGGCTCACCTGCCTCTGGTCGACCGTGGCGGCCCCGGCGGCTGGCCAGGGCGTCCCCTGGAGCGGCTCGTCGCCGAGCTCCTACACCTTCACCGACCCCGCGCCGACGAACGCGATCTACGTGAAGTGCACGACCGCCGGCACCATCACGGCGGTCTCGTCCTGACGTGCCCGACCTCGACGTCTCCGACATCATCCTCGATCCGGACTTCGCCGAGACGCTGACGATCAAGCGTCGGCAGGCCAACGTCGGCTCGAACGGCCGGGCGACGCAGATCGTGACCACGATCACGCCCGCACCGGTCGGGACGGTTCAGACCCTGGACGCCGGCGACCTCGAGCGCGGCTCCGACCAGCAGGTCCTGCCCAAGCGGATCCAGGTGATCACGTCATTCCGGCTGCGCGGCGCGAGCCAGGACGCCCAGGGCAACGAGTTCCAGCCCGACCTCATCATCTGGCAGGGCGACAGCTATCAGGTCGACAGCGTCGAGCCCTGGACCGCCTACGGGGCCGGGTGGGTGGCCGCGAAGTGCTCCTCCATCGACAGTCTCGACCAGGCCCCGACATGAGCAACGACTCCTCGACCGGCGGCCCGCTGTCGCCGATCGGGCCGGTTCAGATCGTCGGCGCCGGCCCGGTTCAACTCGTTGGCGCCGGACCGGTCACGCCCTATGGCGCGGGCGCGCCGCCGCCCAACGAGGACGACCCGCTCGACGACTTCTTCCAGACGCTGGTGGTCAACCTCACCGGCCTGCAGGGCCAGTTCGTGCGGCCGCGCTTCCAGGCGGAGCCACCGGCGCTCCCCGCGGCGGGCGTGAACTGGGCGGCCGTCGGCGTGATGCCGGAGAGCTCCTCCGACTTCGCGGCCAGCGTCGTGCACGAGAGCGACGGCCAGGGCCGGGACCGGGTGACCCGCCACGAGGTCTTCCGGGTCCTCTGCAGCTTCTACGGCCCGGCCGCCAAGGCGAACGGGAGCCTGCTGCGCGACGCGCTGGCGATCGCCCAGAACCGTGAGCCGCTGTTCCTGGCCCAGATGGCCCTGGCCGACCTCAGCGACCTGACCCGCACGCCCGAACTGCAGAAGGGCAGGATGCTGAACCGCTGGGACATCACCCTGTCGATCCGCCGCGCGACCGAGCGGACCTTCCCGGTCCGCAACCTCGCCGGCGCGGACGTGACCCTCACGGGCCAGACCTCCGCCGGCACGCTCACCCGCACCTTTACCGCCGCCGACGACTGAGCGGCCACCCTCCCCGCTAGGAGCCTTCCATGGGATTGTCGATCTCGCGCCTGCTCAAGGTGACCGTCAGCCTCGCGGCCTTGGCGGCGTCCTTCCTGAACACCGCCAGTTGTCTGATCATCGGCGAGTCCGATGTGATCGACACGCAGACCCGCTTTCGGACCTACGGGGGCGGCGCCGGCGCGCTGACGCAGATCGGCATCGACTTCGGCTCGACCTCGCCGGAGTACCTGGCCGCGCAGACCTACTTCGCCGCCAAGCCGCAGCCCCAGAGCGTCACGATCGGGAAGTGGGCGCAGGCCGCTACCGCGGGACGGCTGATGGGCGCTCAGTTGTCATCCACGCAGCAGGCGATTTCGAACTTCACGAGCATCACCACCGGCGCTCTGAAGATCGCCGTCGACGGCGCTGCGGCTCAGACCGTGACCGGCCTGAGCTTCGCCGCGGCGACCACCCTGCCCGGCGTGGCGGCGATCGTGAGCGCGGCCCTCACCGGCGCGACCTGCACCTGGAACGGCTACCAGTTCGTGATCAAGTCCTCGACGACCGGCGCGAACTCGTCGGTCGCCTTCCCGACCGCCCCGGCGTCGGGCACGAACATCGCCACCGCGCTCGGCCTGAACCAGGCCCAGGGGGCCTACTCGGTCGCCGGCATGGTGGCGGAGTCGGCGCTCGCGGCGGTGCAGGCGATGGACGCCCTGGCGACGCCCTTCTACCACTTCGGCTTCGCCGCCCCCGACCTGCAGACCAGCGACATCCAGGCGATCGCCGCCTGGACCGACGGCGCCTCGAACCCGCACATCTTCGGCTACACGACCTCCGACGCGAACGCGCTGGTCGCGTCGGCGACGACCGACATCGGCTACCTGCTCCAGCAGGCGGGCTACGAGCGCACGATCGGCCAGTATTCCTCGACCAACCCTTACGCGGTCTTCGGGATCTTCGGCCGGTCGGTGACCATCAACTGGCTGGGCGCGAACACCGCCATCAATTTCATGTACCAGCCCCAGCCGGGCACCACGCCGGAATCCCTCGTCGAGGCGCAGGCCGACGCGCTCGACGCCAAGCGCTACAACTACGTGGCCAACTACGCGAACGGCGTGCCGATCCTGGAGAACGGGACCATGGCGGGCCCCTACTACCTCGACGAGGTGGTCGGGTCCGACTGGCTCTCCAACTACGCCCAGGTCAACCTGTTCAACTTCATGGCCCAGAAGGGCACGAAGGTCGCCCAGACCGACGCCGGCGTGCACGAGATGGTCACCAATCTCGACTCGTCGATGGCGCAGGGCGTCACGAACGGCCTCCTGGCGCCTGGAACCTGGAACGCCCAGGGCTTCGGCCAACTCGCCGAGGGCGATTACCTGCCCAGCGGCTGGTACATCTACGCCCCGCCGATCGCCACTCAGGCCACCGCCAGCCGCGCCTTGCGCCAAGCCCCCAACATCCAGATCGCAGCCACCTTCGCCGGGGCCATCAACACCGGCGACGTGGGCATCACCGTCAATCGCTGAGGCTGAGCACCGATGTCGCAGACCTATTCCTTCCTCGACGTCCACGCGACGATCGCGGGCCCGGGCGCCAGCTTCCAGCTTGGCGGCCCCAATTCGAGCATCCAGATGGGCGCCGGGGTCGGCGTGGCCGACGAGGGCATCACCATCTCGCGCGCCGAGGACAAGAACACCCAGACCACGGGCGCCGACGGCGAAGCGATGAACGTCCTGAACGCCGCGAACAACGGCTCGGTGACGGTGCGCCTGCAGAAGACCTCGGCCACCAACAAGCTGCTGATGGACCTCTACAACGCCCAGCGCGGCAGCTCGACCACCTGGGGCCAGAACGTGATCTCGATCACGGACATCGCCCGCGGCGACAAGCACACCTGCCGCAAGGTCGCGTTCAAGAAGGTCCCGGACATCAACTACGGCAAGGCCCCGGCCGTCGTGGAGTGGGTGTTCGACGCCGGCCACATCGATACCCAGCTGGGCTCCGGCTCGCCGTCCCTGAGCTGATCCGATGATCTACAAGGAGTTCGAGGTCGCTGGGCGCACCTTCCGGTGCGTCAAGCTAGACGCCTTCAGCCAGTTCCACGTCTCCCGCCGCCTCGCGCCGCTGTTCGCGGGCGCGGCGGAGGCCAAGGGCGAGGACCTGCTGTCCCGGCTGCGCGGCGGCGTCCAGGCCCTGTCGGCGATGTCGGACGAAGACGCCAACTACGTCCTCTTCCGCTGCCTGGGCGTCGTCCAGGTCAAGCTCGACGGCGACAGGGGCTGGCAGACGATCTATTCGGCCGGCGCGGGCCGGATGATGGATGACACCATCGACATGATGCAGATGCTGCAGATCGTCGGGGAGGTCCTGGTCGACAGCCTGGGAAATTTTACCTCCGCCCTTCCGCCGGGCCTGGTGGCGGCGATGGCGGCGGGCTCAACTTCGAGCCCGTCCGCCTGAAGACCGGCGAGGACTGGCTGCTGCGGCCGGTCCTCGCGGGCAAGCTCCAGTTCGAGAGCCTGTACAACGGCGCCGTCGATCTCGCGGCGGTCGCCCTGCTCAATGACGCCTTGGACGTCCTCGAAGAGAACCAGCGGCGCGCACAGGAGGCGGCGGACCGGAAATGAGCGACGCCTCCGTCATCAGAGAATTCCTCGTCACGCTCGGCTATCGGGTCGACGGGACCGAGAAGTTCGTCAACTCGGTCGAGCGCGCCACGAAGATCGCCGAGCAGCTCGGCGCCGCGCTGGAGGCGGTCGCGGCCGCTGTCACGGCGGCGGTCACCACCGTCTCGGAGAAGTTCGAGAGCCTCTACTACGCGAGCCAGCGGGTCCGCTCGTCGGTCGCAAACATCCGGGCCTTCGACTACGCCGTCTCCCAGCTGGGCGGCACGGCGGCCGGCGCACGCGCCAGCCTGGAGGGCTTCGGCGACTTCCTGCGCATGAACCCCGGCGGCGAAGGCCTCCTGCACGGCCTCGGGGTCCAGACGCGCGACGTCCATGGCAACCTGCGCCAGACCACCGACCTGCTGGCCGAGTTCGGCCAGAAGGCCAAGGCGATGCCCTACTACCAGGCGCGCGCCTACGCCTCGATGATGGGCATCGACCCGCGAACGCTCGACGCCCTGATGCGTGGGACCGCCGGGTTCCAGAAGCACTACCTCGAGCAGATCCGCCAGTCCGGCGTCGACCAGGACAAGGCGGCGGGGGCCTCGGCCCGGTGGGCACAGCGCTGGCGCGACATGGTCGCCCAGGTCTCGCTGTTCACCGACAAACTGACGCTGATGCTCCAGGGCCCGATGGGCCGGGTGATCGACTGGTTCAAGGGCGCCGACCGGGCGACGCACGGCCTGTCCACCGCCCTGATCGCGCTGGGCGCCCTGGTCGCGCCGCTCCTGCTGGTGCTGGATCCGGTCGTCGTCGCGGTCCTGGCGCTCTCGGCCGGTCTGGCTGCGCTCGCGGCGGACTACCAGAACTTCAAGAGCGGCGCGGGCTCGGGGATCGACTGGGGGCCATGGGCCAAGCAGATCGAGCAGATCGCGGGAGACCTGCGCGATCTCGCGCCACTGCTCCAGGGCATCGGAAAGGTTATCGCCTCGACGCTCGGGCCGGTGCTCTCCGCCTTTGTGCACGGCGAACTGAAGGCGCTCCACGACCAGCTGCGCGCCATCATCTCGCTGATCAACGCGGTGCGCGACTTCAAGCACGGCGACCGCAAGAAGGCGCTGCAGGACCTGGGCGAAGCGGCCAAGGCCGAAGGCCGGGCCCTGATCAAGGATCAGATCGCCACGGTGAAGGTCGAGGGGACGCCGCTCGTCAGCAGGGCGTTGGGCGCGGTCTTCGGGACCACGAAGATCGACGGCAAGGGCCTGGGCCTCGCCGGCCAGGTGCTGTCCTTCTTCCAGGGCCAGGGCTGGACGCAGCAGCAGGCCGCCGGCGTCGCGGCGAATCTCTTCACCGAAAGCGGCCTGAACGCGCACGCGACCGGCGACCATGGCCACGCGTTCGGCATCGGCCAGTGGCACGCGGACCGCCAAGCGGCCTACGCCAAGCTGTTCGGCCACACCATGCAGTCGGTGACCGACCCGCAGCAGGCGCTGAAGGAGCAACTCGCCTTCGTCCAGTGGGAGCTAACCAAGGGCGCCGAGAAGCACGCGGGTTCGCTGCTGAAGGGCGCGACCGGTGCCTATCAGGCTGGGGCGCTCTTCTCCCGCTTCTACGAGCGCCCGAAGGACGTCATCGGCGAGGCGGCGCGGCGGGGGCTGCTGGCGGGCAAGCTGTTCGACCGGGCTCGGCTGGGGACCAACGTCGAGATCCACCAGAAGACCGAGATCCACGTCCACGGCTCTGATGCGAAGTCGACCGCGCATGCGGTGGCCGCGCAGCAGGACCGGGTGAACGGAAACATCGTCCGCTGGGCGAGGGCGAACGCGTCGTGACCGAGACCGTCTTCTCCCCTATCCGCTCGATCGGCGACATCGTGATCGACTGCACCGTCCAGGAGCAGGCGGTCGACGAGCTCGAGATCACCTCTCATCCGGTCGAGCGCTCAGCCAACATCTCCGATCACGCGATCGACAAGCCGTGCGTCCTGACGTTCCGGGCGGGCTGGTCGAACTCCAGCCCCGAGGCCAGTGGCGACTCGGGCTACGCCCAGGACATCTACGACCAGATGCTGGCGCTCAAGCAGTCCAAGCAGCCGGTCGCGGTCGTCTCCGGCAAGCGGACCATCGAGACCGCGCTGATCAAGACCGTGGCCTGGGCGAACGACCACACGACCGATCAGGCGCTGTTCCTGGACATCACGATCCAGGAGATCCTGCTCGTCGACACCGTTGTCGCGGCCGTGCCGACGGCGGCGGTCCAGGCCTCGCCGCAGAAGACCGCGGCCACGACCCAGAGCGGGACGATCCAGGCCGTGCCTTCGTCGGTCGTGCTCCAGCCCAGCGGGGGCGGCTGATCCATGTCGCAGACCTACGAGATCCCCCTCACGCCGCAGGCCCAGACCTTTTCGGTGACGCTGGCGGGCGCGACCTACGACATGACCCTGACCTGGCGCGACGCGCCGGCGCTCGGCGGCGGATGGATGCTCGACCTCGCCGACGCGAGCGGCAATCCCCTGATCCAGGGGATCCCGCTCGTCACCGGCGCCGACCTGCTGGCCCAGCACGCCCACCTCGGCCTCGGCTTTCAGCTCTACATCCAGAGCGATGGCGACCCGGCCGCGGCGCCGACCTACACCAGCCTCGGCGTCACCTCCCACCTTTACGCGGTGTTCTGATGGCTCTGTTCGGTCGGCGCCTGTCGCTGCTGGTCGGGACGGGCGGTCAGGGTCTCGAACTCGCGCCGGACCCGTCGAACCTGCCGAAGGTTACCTTCCGCATCCGGCAGTTCGACCGCGAGACGCCCAATACCGCCAGGATCCGCGTCTACAATCTCGCCGACGGCACGGTGAACCGGATCCGGAAGGAGTTCACCGACCTAACCCTGCAGGCCGGCTATGTGGACGGGCCCTTCGGCGTCGTGTTCCAGGGCACGATCATCCAGGTCAAGAAGGGCTGGGAGGGCGAGGGCGGAGTCGACTCCTATGTCGACATCATCGCCGCCGATGGCGACCAGTCCTACGCCTTCAGCGTGGTGAACACGGCTATTGCGAAGGGGTCGACCTTCCAGGACCGCCTGACGGCCCTGACCAAGGCGGCGAGCCCGCAAGGGGTGAGCGCGGGCTACACTGCGCCGCTGCCGGCGAACAAGCTGCCGCGCGGCCGAGTCTATTACGGCAACTGGCGCGACCACATGCGCGCGCTGGCCTTCAGCACGGACACGGTCTGGTCGGTCCAGAACGGCAAGGTGCAGGTGATCCCGCTGCAGGGCTATCTTCCCGGCGAGGCCCTGGTCCTGACCTCCCGCACGGGATTGATCGGCTGGCCGGAGCAGACCGAGGAGGGGATAAAGGTCCGCTCGCTGCTGAACCCGAAGATCAAGATCGGCGGCCGCATCCAATTGGACAACGCCTCGATCCTGCAGGCCGACCTGAACACCACCTACACCGGGTCGGCCGCGAACTCCCTGCTCCCGAGCATCGCCGCCGACGGGATCTACCGCGTCGTCGTCGCCGAGCCGGTCGGGGATACCCGCGGCAATGACTGGTACACCGACATGATCTGCATCGCGCTCGGCGAGCCGGTGACGCCGAGCCTCGCTGCGCGAGGGTACAGCTGATGGACCAGCGCGAACGGCATGATGACCTGTTCGAGGCGCTCCGCTCGCTCCTCGACGGCCGGCAGGTGGGCATCTGGACCGCCCTGCCGGGCATCATCCAGAGCTTCGACGCTGGTGTGGCGGCCGAGCGGGCGCCGACCTGCGTCGTCCAGCCGGCGATCCAGGGGCGGGTGACCTCGCTCGACCCCGCCAGCGGGCAGACGGTCACGAAGTTCGTCAATCTGCCCCAGCTGCTCGATTGCCCCGTGCAGTTCCCGGGCGGCGGAGGCTGCAGCCTGACCTTCCCGGTGAAGAAGGGCGACGAGTGCCTCGTCGTCTTCGCCAGCCGCTGCATCGACGCCTGGTGGGCGCAGGGCGGCATCCAGCCTCCGATGGAGGCCCGGATGCACGATCTCTCCGACGGGTTCGTGCTGCTCGGCTACCGGTCGAGCCCCCGGGCGATCGCGAACATCTCGACGACGAAGACGCAGCTCCGCAGCGACGACGGCCAAGCCTACGTCGAGCTCGACCCAACTGGCCACATCGTCAACGCGGTGGCGCCGGGCGGCTTCAACGTCACCGGGCCACTCACGGTGCACGGTGCCGTATCGATCACCGGCGGCGCCACGATCGACACGCTGAAGGTCACCACCTCGGCCGACCTCGACAACGGCAACGGCACTTACATCAAGACCGTCGCCGGCCAGTCCACCACTGCGAAGGCCTGAACCGATGCGCGTGCGAGCCCAGGACGCGAACGGCGACATGACCTTCGGCCAGAGCGCGGCGAACTTCCTGGCGGACAGCCCCCAGGCGGTCGCCCAGCTGGTCGGCACGCGGCTGAAGCTGATCGTGGGCGAGTGGTTCCTGGACGTCACCGAGGGCACGCCCTGGATGACCCAGATCCTCGGCGTCCGCACCCAGGCCACCCGGGACGCGGCGATCAAGCGGCGGATCCTGGGCACGCCCGGCGTCGCCGAGATCTCCGACTACTCGAGCACGGTCGTCGGCCGACAGCTCACGGTCAGCTGCACTCTGACCACGATCTACGGGTCGACCCCGTACACCGTCACCCTCTGAGGCGTCTTCCATGGCAGGCCCCTACCCGCTGCCGACCCTGGCGGCGCAGATCACTGCGACCGGCGTCTCGGCGCCGACCTACGCCGACATCCTGGCGAGCCTTCAGGCCTCCTACCGCTTGATCTACGGGGCCGACATCAACCTCGACCCGTCGACGCAGGACGGCCAGTGGCTGGCCGTGCTGGCGCAGGGCTACAACGACTGCAATTCGGCGATCGTCGCCTGCTACAACCAGTTCTCGCCGGCGACGGCGGTCGGTGCCGGCCTGTCGAGCGTGGTCAAGATCAACGGGATCGCGCGCGAGGCCGCGACGAACTCGACCGCCGACCTGACGATCGTCGGCACGGCCGGGACCGTGATCACCAACGGTGTGGTCGGGGACGCGAACGAGAACCAGTGGGCGCTGCCCGCCTCTGTCACAATCCCGGCCGGCGGATCGATCGTGGTCACCGCGACGTGCCAGACGGCCGGGGCCATCTCCGCGGCGGCCGGGACGATCACGAACATCCTGAACCCGACGCTGGGGTGGCAGAGCGCGACCAACGCCGCGAACGCGGTCGTCGGCCAGGCGGCCGAGACCGACTCGGCGCTGCGCCAGCGCCAGAGCCAGTCGACGTCGCTGCCCGCGCTGACGCCGATGCAGGCCATCGTGGAGGCCGTCGAGAACGTCACGGGTGTGACGGCGGTCGTGTACGACGAGAACGACACCGGATCGACCGACGCCAACGGTGTGCCGGCCCATACGATCTCGCTGGTGGTCGAGGGCGGCGACGCCACCGCGATCGCAACCGCCATCGCCTCGAAGAAGGCGCCGGGCCTGCCGACCTACGGGACGACCACACAGACCGTCGTCGATTCCGCGGGCCAGTCGAACACCATCAACTTCTTCCGCCCGACGTCGGAGCGCATCGTTGTGGCGATCACGATCAAGACCCTGGCGGGCTTCGTGACGGCCACCGAAGCCCAGATCCAGAACGCGCTCGCGGCCTACGTCAACGGCCTCGGGATCTCGGGCGGGTCGCTCAGCATCAACATCGACGACCTGATCGCGGCGGCAAAACTGCCCGCGCCGGTTGGCCAGACCTACAAGGTGGTGATCGACGAGCTCCTCGCGGCCGTCTACCCGGCCTCGCCCGCGAACGCCGACATCACGCTGGCCTTCGGCCAGCAGCCCTCCCTGGCGGTCTCTGACATCACGCTCACGGTGACCTCGTGACCGACGACGTCAGCCCCTACACGGGCCTGATCGCGGCCCAACACCAGGACAAGCCGAACTTCATGGCCTCGGTCGTGGCGTCGCTGCAGCCGCTGGCGGACATGATCGCGACGCTGAACGCCATGCCTGCGGCGTTCGACGTGGATCAGGCGGTCGGCGCGCAGCTCGATGCGGTCGGGCGATGGGTGGGGGTCTCGCGCGATCTTCAGACGCCGATCACCGGCGTCTACTTCGCCTGGGACACCGCCGGCGTGGGGTGGGATCAGGGCTCCTGGTTCGGGCCTGGCGATTCAACCACGGGCATCACGGCCCTGCCGGATGACAGCTATCGGACCCTGGTCCGCGCGAAGATCTCGGCCAACTACTGGGACGGGACGATCCCGGCGGCCTACGCGGTCTGGGCTCTCCTGCTGCCGTCCGGCACGAGCATCCAGATTGTCGACAACGGCAACTGGACCATGTCGCTCACGCTGACGGGCAATCCGCTCAATGCCGTCAGCCAGGCCATGTTCAACCGGGGCATGCTCGACCTCAAACCAGCCGGCGTCTCGATCTCTTCGCGCACCGGCTGACGCGGCCTCTCCGGCGACCCACGAACATCTGATGATGGAGGCGGCGAGTGACCGCGACCTGTGATTTCCAGCCGATCGCCATTGGCGGCTCGGCCAACGTCGATTCCCAGGCCAACTTCCTCGCGTCGACCTATCTGACCAACGGCTTTACGACCGGCACTGCATCGTCCGCCTCGGCGAACAAGATCTGGCGGCAGGCGTCCTTCGTCTCGGCGAGCCTCGCGCAGTTCATCTGCAACAGCCTGAACCAGAACGTCTTGGACAACGGCGATCAGGCCGGCTTCCTGACGCAGATGGGGTCGTGCATCCCGACGAAGACGGGCGCGAACACCTGGGCCGCCGCACAGACGTTCCAGGGAGCGGTGAGCGCCACTGACGGCCTGACGGTGAGCGGCACGCGCGTTCAGGCGCTCGCGCTCGGAAACCTCGGCCAATTCGAGTTTCCATTCGGGTCGGGTTCTCAGTTCTACAATGCTGGATGGAGGTGCGACGGAGCATCGGTTTACTTGCTGTCGTCGAATGTTCAGACGACCTTGGCCGCCGCCCAGACCGCTCCATACAACAACTTCCGGCCCTTCTCTTATACCCTGAGCAACGGCGCTGTAAGCATTGACGGCACCGGGGCCGGCGTGACGATCGGTGCGGCGGGCGGCACGGTCACCGTCAACAGCAAGATCAATGCGAACGGCGGCATCACCGGAAACGTGACCGGCAACGTCACGGGGTCGTCGGGGAGTTGCACCGGCAATTCCAACACCGCGACGAACGCGACGAACGCCAATTACGCAACGAGTGCTGGCCACGCGTCGAGCGCCGACTCTGCGACCAACGCCAACTACGCGTCGAGCGCTGGCAGCGCCTCAAGCGCCAATTACGCGACGAGCGCTGGGTCGGCGAACTCGGTCCCCAATGGGACGATCACGGCTGCGATGATGGCCGGCGGCGCCGCCCAGCAGAACCTTGGGTTTGAGCCGCTTAACCCGGGCAACAACCTGTCCGACCTCCAGTCGATCGCGACGGCACTGCAGCACCTCGGGTTTGCGATCAATGACGGTTCTGGGGCGATCCAGGGCTCAGCCGAAATTCCGATGCCGAGCGGTTCGCCCCTCGTCGTCAACTGGGGGACCTATACCGCCGTCGGCTCCAACTCAGACACGATCACGGTCAACTTCACGACCCCCTACAATAGCTGGTGCCTCGGCTTCGCCTCCGGCGGGGGCGGCGGCCCTGCGTCTGTGAAGTGGACGAGCCTCCAGCAGATCGTCTGCCACAACAACAGCGGGCAGCAGAACGTGAACTACATCGCAATCGGGCGGTGACGGTCATCACGGGGTCCGACACCGTTGTTACGAATGGGCCGCTCCGGTATTCTGAGGGCCACCCAGGAGGGGCGGCGTGGTGTTCTCCCTTATACGGAAGCCGAGGCTTCCAGATTTGACCATGGAGCGGCCGGACCGGTACGCCCGGTCCGGCGAGTTCCTCGTCTTCAACGCCGCCGAGGACAGCGACTTCGACTGGCTTGAGCAACACATCCTCACGGATGGTTACTACGAGCAGCCCGGACCCTGGGGGTACGGCGTCGACAAGGACAAGACCGTGCTCGCGTCCCTGGTAGCGGCGCTCGGCGCCCGCGAGATGTTGGAGGTGGGCTGCGGCGATGGCGGCACGCTCGTCTGCGCCGAGCACCTGGGAGTGAAAGCGTCGGGCCTGGACATCAGCGCCTACTCCAGGGCGCGCGCCCGCCGGTCGGTTCGCGACAAAATCCGGATCGGCGACCTGCTGGACGTCGACCTACCGAGGACCTCGCTCCTCTGCGCCTTCGACCTGGTCGAGCACATATCGCCCAACCGGATCGACGCCTTCATGGACCGGGTCCACGGCCTCCTGGAGGACGGCGGCCTCGCGGTCTTCAACACGCCGGCCTACGGCGACGATCCGGTCTTCGGTCTCGTGCACGGCTACTGGATGGCCGAGTGGCGCGGCGAGCAGAACGAAAACCGGCTCTGGCGGCACATCCCCTGCTACGAGACCGGCTTCCCGCTGATGGGGCACCTGATCTGGGCGGACTGGCGCTGGTGGACGGGGCTGTTCGAACGGCACGGCCTCCGCAGGCTCGAGGCCGTCGAGCGGCAGCTGCATGCGAAGTTCGATGCGGCAATGTCCTATTCCGAGGCGAGAAAGTCCTACTTCGTCCTCGGGCAGAAGGTCGACGAAGCGCGCGTCGCCGAGCTCTGCGCGGCTGTGGACGGGTTCGAGCTCGACCGCGCGCTGGCTTCGTGCGCGCCGCTGATTGACCGGCGGTGGTTCCGCAAGATCGCGGCCTGACGGCCCAGTAAGAATAGGCCATGCGGCCCTGAGATCATCGGCCGAGCGCCCCCCGCGCCGGCCGCCGCATTTCCACGTCACATCGGAGACCCTCGATGAACCGCACACTCGCGCGGCGCTGCGCCATGGGTCGTCGATGACCACGCCGCAGCTTCCCTATGTCTTCGGAGGCGCCGCGGGCGACCTGGAACTGTCCCAGTTCGACGAGACCTTCGGCTTCCTGCTGGATCTGATCCTCGCCCAGGACGCGGCCACGATTCCGTTCAACGACACGGTCGGGCTGGGGGCGGGCTCCGTGCAGGCGGCGATCGTCGCGCTCTTTGAGCGGATCAGCGCGATCAGCGTCGGCCAGCCGACGCCGCACATCAGCTATTCCGCCCCGACGCTGACTGCTCCGGTCGCGCCCGGAACCTCGGCCGGCGCGGCCACGGTGACCGGCCTGTCCGGCGGCACGTGGTCGATCAGCCCGACGACCTACTTCGACATCGACAGCTCGTCGGGCGCCGTTTCCGCCTCCACGACCGTAGGGGCCGGCAGCTACGCGGCCACGCTCACCTATTCCGTCCCGAGCGCCGGACAGACTGTCTCTGTCTCGCTGCAGACCAGCATCGTCGTCAGCGCAAGCGGCAGCACGGACGGGCTGATGGACTTCAGCAACCCCGACCAGAGCGGCCTGGCCGGAAACTAGCCCCTTCCTCCTGGAGACAAACCATGCGGCTTCTCCCCGGCCTCTGCGCAGGCCTGCTGGCGCTCGCCCTATCGACGGGCGCGGCCTTCGCTCAAGGCTCGATCACAACGCTTCCGGTCACCAATGCTTCGCACGGCACGACCCAGATCGCCGGCCAGCAGGACGCAACGGGCAACTACCACTATCGAAACGTTCTTGAGGGCCTGAAGTCGGACGGAACCCCCGTGGCCGTCACCGTCGACGGCTCGGATTCCGGCCTGTGGATGCACGTCGTCAACTGGCCCGGCTCCTTCTCGATCTCGAATCTCCCCTCGACACAGGTGGTCTCCGACAGTGCGCTCGAGACGAGCGCCTCGGCGATCGCGACCAACACCAACGGCGCGGCGAAGGACGGGACGGACGCGACCGGCGTGACGGCGCCGACCGGGGCGACCGGGATCCGCGGCTGGCTGTCCGGGACCTACAATCTGCTCAAGGGCACGTTGACCTTTAAGCCGGTCGACTCCGGCGGGGTCGACGCGACCGATCCGACGAACCACGCGATCAAGATCAATTGCGTCACCGGCTGCTCGGCCGGGTCCAGCGCCGCGGCCTGCACGAACTCGATTGCCGAGTCGGTCTCGGGCGCCGTGAACGACGTCATTCAGCCTACCAACAAGGCGAAGTTCTGCGTCGAGTACGTCGGCTCGCCGTCATCGCAGCAGACCGTCTCGATCATCGAAGGGACTGGCGCCAACTGCGCGGGGACGCCGCGCGCGATCTACGGCGACACCACGGCCGACGCCGCGCACGGGGCTGTCCTGTTCGCGGGCCAGGCTTACTCGATCGCGACCAGCAGTCCGTCAGACCAGACGCAGACCAACCAGAACCATGTCTGTGTTCTGATCTACAACTCGGCGGGCACGATCACGCCCGTCAACGTCAAGTTCAGCTGGGCTGACGCTCAGTAATCGCCCGGTCTCCGGAACCTCAGATCGGACCCGCACCCATGACCCCCTTCCGCTTTCTGCTCGCCGCCCTGGCGATTGCCTTCTCGCTCGCCATCCTGGGCGTCCCGCTCGCGCAGGCGGCCGCGCTCGTGGCCTTCCTGGTCTACCCGCCCCTCGCGACGTGGGCGGTCATCCGGATCCTGCAGCACCGGAATAAGCAGTTCCGGATGCGCACCCACCACGCAGTGCTGCACCTGGCCCGCCGCCTGCTCCCGATCCGGCACAGTCACATCCTGCACAAGGGCCGCCACTTCGTGGTCAACGAGCACTGGCACGAGAAGTACACCAAGCCCTGGCCGCACCTCGCGCGCCGCTCCCACCAAGAACTCTACGACGAGGGCCATGAGCTGCTGAAGCTCTCCGAGGAGCGAGCCTTGGACGAGGACGAGTTTGCTTACCTGAACGCCATGAACCAGCACTTCGACGTGCGGTCGGCGATCGATCGCCTGGGCGACCGGGACATCGCCGAGTTCGGCTTCACGGGCCACGATCAGCTTCACTACAAGCAGGTGCCAGCCGACGGCTGCGGCTGCGTCCGCGAGTTGATCTACTGCCACCACGGCACTGATGGAACGCACCACCCGCATGCGGTGCGTGCACCCTGCAAGACGCACAAGCCTCACATCGAGGCGGGCCTGCATCCACGTGAGCTGCACGCCAAGATCCTCGCCGACAACGCCAAGAAGGAATAGCCGGCATGGGATGGGCTGGTATGGACGGAGCCGGTCAGGCGGGGTTCGACACCCTCGAGCCCGCCAACTGGTACAATCCCAGTGGGACTGGGAACATCAGCTATAACTGCCTAGGGGGCACGCTCAGCTATAACGCTGCGAAGTTCAATACTTCGCCGTATTCGCAGAGCTATGTCGAAGCCAATGTCCACAACTACGTGGGCAGCCACCTGGGCGGTTCGCATATAATCTCAAGGTTGACGGCGCGGCTCTGGGGTTCTGGCGCAGACGGTACGCCCGTCAACGACGTAAATTTCTACTTCAATCTCAACGGTGCAGACCAGAGCAGCTCAGGCCCGAAGATCAACTGGCCCGGTGGACAGTTCCCGCCGCAAGGCGGCGTCCTCCTGGACCCCAACCACACCCTCTGGGTGCCGGCCAATGCGACGGCTTGTTTCGCCATGCAGGCGACCGGAGCCAGCGTCGGGCAAGCTGGGGCCGGGGGCCTGTGCATTCCCGCCTGGGAATGGGCGACGGACTACCCAACTGGAGTCTGCCAGAACTTCGGACTAGCGATCGACAGCTATGTGTCGGCGCGCAATCCGCCCGGAATCGGCAACACCTATCCGAACGCCCTACCGCCGTTCGGTACGCTGAACTTCGTCACCCAAAGCAGCCCGCCCCAGTCGATCCAGTTCGCTACCCCGGTCGGCGGCATGTGGGCCGGTCTGCAGGCAAACGTCGTCCAGGATGGCTACACGGGGTCGTCCGAACACGACATCCGGTCGGTGAACACCAACGTCCTGCTGAACGCCACCTCCAGGCCTACCAGCGGCTATCCGCTGACGGCCGATATGGGCAACCAGTTCATCCAAGGCCTGAAGACTACCAACCTGCAGAACGGCATCTACAAGGACCCTAACAGCACCGACTGGATTCCGGCTGGTCGGTTCATCCACATCGATCATCGCGAGAAGCTGGGCGACGGCGTGACCTACTCGGGTGCGCCCGACACAATCCGCTATGGCTCGATGGGCTCGACCTGGCACAACGCTAGGCCCAACGTGTCCCTGGTCGGAGCCACCGGCGGAAATCCTTTTGGCACCAGCGCCGCCTCTTATGGCGCCAACTGGGGCATCTGCATCAGCTCCACCATGCGGGAGTCCGCGCCCCAGTCCGGCAACGCCACCGGCGAGGCGATCGCCATCGCATCTCGGGCCGGCATGTTCTTCAACATGACCACCTTGTTCTATGCGACGCCCGCGACCAACGGGACCGGGGCCGGCCGGACGGTGGATACGGGAGCCGTGGCCGTCACCCTGCACAAGTGCGACGCCACCAGCACCGACACGCTCGACGCCACGCCGAAGAGCATGGGCAACCAGTGGCTCTACGCCGGTGTCTGCGATGCCTCCGGCAACTGTGCGCCTGGCATGAGCCGGGATGTCAGCCACTCCGATTGGATTCCGGCAGGATGGGGCTTCACCGCGTTCTATCCGAACATGGCGGCCACCAGCGGCTTCAGCCAGTCGTCGATCGGCTTCGGCTTCCGGACGTCCGACGGCACCGGCGGCCTCGGGCTCGGCCTCTAGCGAGCGCCGCTCGCCACATTTCCACACATCGTAGCGTTCGAGAGGTCGGCATGGGGGTGCGCGCGTGAGCGGGTATGCGGAGTACGCCGGCTGGGTCACCGCAGGGCTCATGTCCATCGGCGTGGTGGTCCAGGCGGCCGTCAGCCATTCGCGTCTGAAGTCGCGTCAGGAATCGGATCGGGAGCTATTCGGGGCCAATCTCAAGGCCGAGACGCGCGCTCGTGAGGACGCGCTGAAGCTGCTCGAGGCGAAGCTCGAAGCCGAGACGTCGGCCCGGGTCGCCGCCGATCTGCTGGCTGACGAGAAGATCAAGGGCTGGGCCGAACGGCTGAAGTCGGTGCAGTCCGAGCAGGACCGCACCCGCGACATGGCCGAGCGGGTCGGGCGCCTAGCGCAGGCGGTCGAGAACCTGGCCGAGCGGGTGGCCGAGGGCCGCGAGCGCACCGACGAGCGCTTCGAGGAGATCCGGGCGGCGCTCGCGGACGGGAGGGGGAGGTGAATTCCGGAGATCTCGACAAGCAGACCGTCATCAACCTGGCGGCCATCGGCGCGGCGACGGTCGTGACCTGCGCCGGGCTCGTCGCCTTCTGCTTCCAGCCGAGCCAGGGGGCCGTGATCGCCACGATCGTCGGGCCCATCGTGACGCTCTGCGGCACCATCTGGCAGGCCCAGCGGCGCGCCGGCGACGCGGGGGGCGGCCAGTGACGCCCGAGCAGTGGATGGCGGTCCTCGGCGGATTTTGCGCCGGGGTCGCCTTCATGGTGGTGGTCGACCTGATCGCCGGCCGGCCGCCCCGCAAGATCGAAGCCGGCGACCGCGGCCGGCGCTGAACCCAAGGACATCGAGATGCAGCCGACACCGGACGTCGTCGCGGCCGCGCAGGCGGCTGCGCGCAAATGGGGCGTGCCCGCCTCCGTCACCCTCGCCCAGTGGGCCGACGAGAGCGGCTGGGGCCAGCACATGCCGCCGGGCTCGAACAACCCCTTCGGGATGAAGGCGCCGCTGAACAAGGCGGGCGTCCCGCTCACGCCCTTCGTGGACAGCGCGACCACCGAGGTCGAGCACGGCGTCGTCGTCCACATCGAGGCGCCGTTCCGGAAGTTCGTCTCGCTCGACGAGGCCTTCGACGCCCACGCCGAGCTGCTGGCGACGGCGCCGGTCTATGCGCCGGCGATGCGGGTGAAGATCGATCCGGTCGCCTTCTCGCGCGCCCTGGTCGGCCGCTACGCCACCGACCCCGACTACGCGAAGAAGCTGCTCGCGATCATGCGCGGGTCGGACCTCTACCAGTACGACGTGCCGCCCACCGCCACGGCGGCCTGACCTCACCGACAACCAGAGCTTCCGCCCGCGGCGGGAGTCGCGACGGGACGCGCCAGCGGCCTCCTGACGCCTGCGCGCGTCCCGTCGCTCGAACCTGCCGGCCCGACCGCGGCGGCCCGGCTTCAGGAGAACAGCATCATGTGGAAAATCATCGTCCAGGACGGCAAAGCCTTCCTGCAGAGGATCGAGAACGGCATCGTGACCGGAGAGCAGGTCGTCGTGAAGTTCCTGGTGAAGGAAGCGCACGCGGTGGCGGCCTTCGTTGAAAGCGAGCTCGCGTCGCCCGCGGTCAAGACCGACCTGGCGAACGCGGTCGCCGCTGGCGAACTGGCCCTGGCGGGCCTGGCGACCGGGGCTGAGGGCGTCGTCGGTGCGGCCGAGGCCGCGGCGATCGCCGACGCCGAGACCCTGATCGGCAACTACATCGAGGCGAAGGTCGGCGGCTCGTCTGGCGAGTCGATCGCCAAGCTGGCCGAGAACGGCGTCGGCAACGCGGCCGCTGCGCTGATCTCGGTCGTCCATGCGGCGTTCGCCAAGGTCATCACCGGCCTGACGGCCGCGGCTGCGGCCGCGACCGGCTCGACCGCCGCGGCGTCGTGATCCGTCTCGCCGCCATCGTCGCCGTCGCGGGCCTCGCGCTCGCGGCGGCGGCTTCGGCTGGCCCGCTCGACGGCTACGTCGCGCCGGACGGCCGCACCGCCGCGCAGCTGATCGCTGCGCATGTCCTGCCGGATCCGGCGAAGACGCCCGGGGTCGACAACCCCGCCGTCACCCCTGGGACGATCAAGAGCACGATCTGCGTCTCGGGCTGGACCGCCACGGTCCGCCCCAGCACCGGCTACACCGACAAGCTCCGGGACGCCGACACGCCGGCGGGCTTCAAGCCGCTCGACGGCGAGCTCGACCACCTCCGGTCCATCGAGGACGGCGGCCACCCGTCGGATCCACGGAACCTCTGGTGGATGGCCTACCACGACCGCTACGGCGCGCGCGTGAAGGATGTCCTGGAGACCCGGCTCAAGCGCCTGGTCTGCACCGGGAAGATCAGCCTGGATGATGCGCGCGCCGCGCTCGCCCCGAACTGGCTGCAGGGCTACGCCAAATACGTCGGGCCGCTGCCGTGAGCGAGCTGCTCCACGGCCTCGGCTACGCCGGGGTCGGCGCCTTCACCTGCGCGCTGCTGGTCTGCTGCGCGTGGCCGTTCGTCCAGCACCTCAGGGACAAGCCATGATCACGCTCATCCGCATCCTCGCGGCGGTCGTCAGCTCGTTCGCCCTGTTCTGGGCCGGCCTGGGCGCCGGCCTCTGGTGGGACCGGCGCCCCGCCGGCGACCCGAGCTTCAGCTTCCGCGTCCTGTTCTGGCCGGTGAAGCTGTCGGCGCCCAACAGCCTCCAGGTCACGACCTACGCCCGCGGCCGGGCGGATCAGCTCGCCCAGGATCACACCGTCGCCGCGGCCCTGGTCCGCACGCAGAGCGCCTCGAGCGCGCGGATCGCCGCCCAGGACCACGCCGCTCAGGTCCGCATCCGCACCGTCTACCGAAACATCGTCCGGGAGGTCCCGACCTATGTCACGCCTGAAGCTGAGCGCCGCGCTGTCATCCCTCTCGGCTTTGTGCGCCTGCACGACGCGGCCGCCGATGGCCTGTCCGCCTCCGGCCAAGGCGCCGGCGGCGCTGATGGAGGTCCCGGGCTTGCTCCGACCGCTCCCGCCGACGTCGACGCGGACTCCGGCCTCAAGCTCTCCGACGTCGCCGCGACCGTGAGCGCGAACTACGGGACCTGCTACGTCTGGCGCCAGCGGCTGCTCGACCTGCAGCAGTGGGAGGCAAAGCGCGAGGCGATCGCCGGCGCGAAGCCCTGACCGAATCCCGCCGCGGCCCGGGAGTGCTGGCCGCAGTTTCCTCTCTGAGACGAACTCAGCCCCCCGGCTCCGGCCGGGGGGCTATTGTCGTATCTCGTTTCAATTTCAGGCTGCGGCTAGCGCGCGCTCCACGGCCTCGGGCTCCCGCTCGATGACCTTCAGCAGGATCCGCGCGCTCAGGTCCGGCCGGCGGCGACGTTGTTCCCATTCGCGAACGGCGGACGGCTTGAAGCCATAGCGGAGAGCAAACGCCTCCTGGCTCAACCCCAGTCGCTGGCGAAGGGCCTTAACATCGACCTCGGCGGGAACATGGACCTTATAGGTGGCAGGGTCGGCCCGACCCTCGACGATCGCTTGGACCTCTTCGAGGCCTTCCATGATCCTGTTAAAGTTCTCAGACGACATAACGTTGCTCCAACGGGTAAATTCGCGGCTCTTGGTGGCCGCTTTTATGGGTGTGTGTGACGACGATCACCCCGTCTCTCTGGGGGCGAAAGTCTTGGAGATGGCGGAGGTCACCTTAGCCATGGCGTTCACCTCCGCCTGAGAGAAGTTTTCTCGCGAGCCCTTTGCCAGGGCCGCCATCAGAAAGACGGTCTCCTGTTCGCCCAGGAAGAACGTCACTACGCGGTAGCCGCCTGACTTACCCTTGCCCTCTTTGGGCACCCGGACTTTCCGGCAACCGCCAGACCCGACGATCAGGTCCCCGGCCTTGGGGTTGGATGAGACAATATCGACCGCGGCCATCAGCTCGATTTCGGTCATGCCCTCTTGGGCGGCCTGGCGGCTGAACGCTTGCGTCTCAACGACGCTGTATAGACGAGGGGGATTCATTTTCTCTACGACTCGAAAGGGACTAGGGGTTGATCAGGCGCACTCCGACAATGCCCGCAATCTACGGCAGTGCCGGGGGGAGGCGCAAGCGGTTTTTGTGGCACTGCCGTACCTTTTTTACCGATCGGCGGCTCCGCTCGCGGGAGCGCCGATCGCGCCCCATCTCGGCGGCATGGAGTTCGAACAGCTCAACTTCGTCGAGGCCGACCGGCTGGTGCTATGCGCCTGCCGCGACGCCGGCGGCGAGTTCCAGGTCGAGGTCTGCCGTGAGGGGGTCGACGACGACTGCGGCCGCGCCCTTCACGCCCACGCCCGGACCATGGTCGAGCGCGGATTCCTCGAGCGGCTGCTCGTGTCGGGCACGAAGTCGAAGATGCAGGGCTCAGCCCTGAGGGTCACCTTCCGGGCCCGGCCGGTCGCCCTGGCGCTGCTTGAACTGCTCGAGCGCGCCGAAGCCGCCGAGGCGAAGCTGGCCGGACGAGAGCGCCGGCGGACGCGCGCGGCTTAGCGACGGGGCCGCTGCGCCGGGGCGCCGAATCCCTCATCCAGCCGGATCCGGGCGCTCCGGTTCCATCGGCGGACGCTCCAGCGCTGGTAGCTGAAGAGCGCGACCATGATCGCCACGGCCGAGAGATGGACGAGCCACCAGGTCAGCATCAGTCGATCAGCAGCTGGTCGAGCGCGGCGCGTCCCGCGGCCGTGAGCACGGGCGTCTCGCCGCACCATTCGGCCAGGCCCGCGACCTGCAGCTCGTCCACGACCAGCATCTGCGGGGCGTCGAGATTCTCCGCTTCGCCCATGCCGATCATGCAGAGGACTTCTTCTTGGGCGTCGGTGAGCGCCATGCCCGTTCCCTCGCAACCGCGGCGCGAGCTTGCGCGTGCAGGACGTCCGCGGTCAAGGTCGGCGGCGCAGCGACGTCACGCTCCCCGTGCGCCCTCGTCTTCATACCAGATCGTCAGGACGATCTGGGTTCGGCTGCTGGTGGCCGCTGCCGACGTTGATTGCACGGCGCTGGTCTGAGTGAATTTGATGACCGCACTGGCCGGCAGCTGCGACATGAACCGATTGGCCTCGCCCTCGAGGCTTTCCGGGTCGAAGCCCTTGAAGATCTTTACGTGCACGGTTTTCTGCCCCTTCCGTGATCTGGTCGAACCAGCGGCCGGTCCGGCGCATCGAAGTCCGGCATCAGCGCCCTGGCGAGTGGTCCCCGGCGCAAAGCGCCGGAGACCTAGTCGCCGTAGCCGGATTGGAACTCAGGCGGAGCGACCGGCCGCAGCGTAAGCGGCTCGGCCGGAGGAGGTCAACGAACGGTGACTTCGCTCGACTCCGCCGCCAGGACGAGTCAGAACAGAGGCGGAACATCCGCCATGTCGCATTACGAACGCCGCTTTCCGCCGCCCTGGTCCGCCGAGGAGCATCAGGAATCGTATTCGGTGCGCGATGCGACCAGCTTCCCGATCTGCTGGCTCTACTTCGCCCGCCGCGAGGCCGACATCGACCCGCTGCACGGCAACCGGATGACCAAGGACCAGGCCCGGCGGATCGCGGCGAACATCGCGAAGCTTCCCGGGCTCCTGGGCGCTGAACGCGGTCGGACGTAGCAATCAGCGCGACTTCGGCCCGTTCGAAGCGGCCTGGATTAAACCGGCGCCCCTCGAAGGGACCGACCAGAGCCGCCAACGTTCTCGCCGGCGACCTGCCCGTCTCGTTCGCTCAGGGTATGTCGCCGATCTTCTCGAATGCCGCCCTGACGATCGCCCCAGCGACGATCAGCGGGTGGTATGCGCCATTCGAAAAGTCCGGCGGGAGCGTGAAGTTTATGGGCACCTGCTGCCCTGCCACGAGGCGATGGCCGGTGATCAGCGTGGTGGGCTCGCGCGCGATCAACACCGCTTGGCCGACGAGATTGCCGCCGTGCACCGCGTAGGCACCGTGGTAACGGTTGTCGTCCACGCCGCCGCCCAGCACGGCGCCATTCCCGATGTACAGGACCGCGTGGCCTCGGCCCGCCACGCCTTCATAGGTCACCGAATAGAGGCCGCCCATGTCTCGTCACCGTCCTTGCGTGCCTGACAGATCGCGGGCGGCCGCTCGCCCCACTTTGCCGGTATCTAATGGTCGCCCGAGGAGAAGTCAGCCCGCCAGCATCATCGGGCGACGACGTGTTGGAGCTAAGCGGGCCTCAGGACCCCGCGCCTCCCCGCCCCCGTGCGCGCCGTTCGTCAGCCGGCTCTAGCGCGTCGGGCCATTTCATCTCGCGCTGAAAGTCCGCATGCCAGCGCAGCTCCTCGGGGATTCGAAGCTCCGGGAACTTGATGATCGTGACCTGGATGCCGGCCTTACGCGCATGCTTCATCGCTGGAACGCAGTCCGTGTCGCCGGTGATCAGGGTGATGCGGTCGACCGACTTCCGCTCGCTGAACGTCGCCATGTCGAGGCCGATCCGCATATCGACCCCCTTCTGCTCGAAGTCCGGCGCGAAGTCGTCGTCCCGCAATTCCCGGCTGCTGACCGGAATCCGGCGCGGCTTGAAGCCTCGAAATTTGAGCACGCCTCGCCGGACCGCAAACAGGTTTCGGGTGGCGAGCTCCTTCAGCCAGTCGTCGGTTCCATCGAACGCCTTCTCGGCCCCCGAGACCGGAAGCCTGGTCGTGCCGACGAACGGCGCGCAGTCGTAATAGAGGATCCTGATCAGGTTCTCCTCGGAGTCGACGCAGGCGTGCGCGACCTTCTCGATGAGATCGTTCGTGTACCGGAACCGGGCCTTCCGCGCGCGCTCGCGGAGGTGCCCGCCGTCGATCAGAATTGCGGTGCGGATGACGGAAATGGAAAACCCCCTGGCGTCGCCGCCAGGGGGCTTCGGATGGTTGCCCGCCTACGGGCGTAGCGGATACAGGGCGCAACATCTATTCGGTCGGCCCACAGTGTCAATACACCTGCGACCATTATCGTTCCCTCAACGCCGGCGGGGGCAAGGGCGGCCCATTCCCCAGGGATCTCGAGAAAGATGACTGCCGCGGGGACGTTCGTCAGTGCGCCTTCGGCTGGTGAGCGATAACCCAGAATGCCGGCGCGCCGTGACGGGCTTCGAATTCGCCTGCCAGCTTCTCGGCCGCCAGCCGGGCCGCCGCCTCGGTCTCATAGGGCTGCGGCAGCACCTCTTCGTTCAACACGACAAAGTACATTGGGCGCGCCTGGGCGATTCAGCCGTCCCGGCTCGAAGGCCGTATCTGGCAAGGAAACTGGCAAGTGACGAAGGGCCTCGTTCGAGAAACCCTTGCGGAGGATGGTGGACGCGGCTGGGATTGAACCAGCGACCCCTACGATGTCAACGTAGCGCGCTCTTCCAGAAAACTCTTTGGTTTCCGCAAATACCGAGTTTTGTGCTTGCCTCGCGATCCCTTACGGCGTCACGCCATCTCACGTCAATCTGGCAAGTAACTGGCAAGCGCGCTCCGCTTGGCCTCCGGCCCGATTCCCAGGTAGCGTCGCGGCCATGGCGACCTATTTCCAACTGCATCGGCGCGGCGGCGGCAAGGTTCTCGTGAACATGGACCTCGTCCTGCGCGCAGAGCCGGCGGGTGATGGAACGAAGCTCTACTTCGTGCCCGGCCCGGTTGAAGACTCGATGAGCGTGTCTGAGAGCTTCGAGGTGATCTCGAGCATGCTCGACGCTAGGCGCCCGTAGCCGGACCATCCGGTCGCCCCGCCAAACCCGAGCGAGCTCGTCGCCCCGGTATTTCCGGACGGCGCGGCGTGACAACGTCGGCTAATCGGCTCTTCGGATTTTTGCGCGAGGGGTGCTATAGTCGGGTGCGTCGATCGGGGGATCGAGCGCCAACTCGACCCCCCGCCCGACGACAGCTTCAGTGACGGCCCAGCAGGATCCAAAGCGCCAGGGCCGCCAAGAAGACCACGCCGGGGATCTTGAGGGTCACAGGGCCCATCAGAGGTCTCCGGCTTCTTCGCTCGGGCCTGTGGTCATCACGAAGCACTCCGAGCACTCCGAGTATGCCAAGTTTCTGAGCGGTCGTCCTTTAACGATCCGACGCCGCGGCGCGCGGTTGTGGTTTTTTTTCGAACTGGATTACGGCGCCACGGGCGGCGCCGTGGCGAAGGGCATCTCAGCGGCCCTGTCGCCACACGATCTCGGCCGCGATCCGGTCCGCGTCCTCGCTCATCACCTTCCTCCTCGGCCTACCGCATCTAGCACATCGCTCTGATAGTCCGGCCGGTGGTGGCCATAGTGCTTTTCGAGCGTGGCCACCGTCATGCCCAGGTACTGCGCCGCCTTCAGCAGGTCGACGTTGCGCTCCATCAGCCAGGTCGCCGCGGTGTGACGCATCCAGTGGGGCGAGATCGCCCCGTCCAGGCCTGCGTCGGCGACGATCCCGGCGAAGCCACGCCGGATCTTGCCAGTGAGCGGGGCGCCGCCGTGGTGCAGGACCGTGGTCACGGGCTCGAGCCGCTTCTTGCGGCGCTCCTCGTTCAGCTTCGCGTCCAGGCGGGCCCAGCGCTCCATGTGCGCGAGCAGGCGGCGGGGGATGCGGATCAGCGGGCGGCGCTTGGTCTTGTGGTCGCGCTCGGCCTTGCCGCGGCGGTAGATCCACCCCTTCTCCAGGTCGACCCAGGCCTGCTGCGGCGATTCCACCCAGAGCAGCTTCGGCGCGACGCCCGGGCGCGAGCCCGAATAAAGGCCGAGCAGCACGAAGCGGCGCAGGTGCGCGCGGTTGGCGCGGGCGGAGGCGCCCAGGCGCACCCAGGTCCGGCCCTGCTTCTTCGACTCCTCGGGCGAGAGCTTGCGCCAGCCCATCGCCGCCCAGAGCAGCGCGGCCGCCTGGGAGCGGCTGAGGGCGTCCCGCGGGCTCTCAGGCTTCTCCGGCAGGATGACCTTCGGCCGGCGGGTCAGGTGGTGCTCCGCGTCCCACCAGCCGATCGCCGAGGACAGGTCTTCGAGCTCGCGCCGGGCGCCCTGGGGCGTGACGTTGCGGGCCTTCTTCGGATCCTTGAACCCGCGGATCGGCTGGGTGCAGCGATGCTCGACATAGGCCGCGCAGTTTGACCGGGTGACCTCGGACAGGGTCTTGCCGGTCCACCAGTCCAGGATCGCCGACAGGCGCACGCCCGTGGCGACTGGGTCGGCCGTCTTGGGCGCCTTCTCCTCGGCGTAGAGCGCTACGACGTCGTCGACGGTGACCTGAGCTGGATCACTTCGGCTGGCGGCGCTGCGGGCTTCCGGCGCCCACTTCCCGGCGATGTATTCGGCGAGGGCCTTTTCAGCCTCTCCACGGCTGTCCGGGCCGCAGCCTGTGCTTCGCTGAACGTTGCCGTCGCGGATGACCCAGACGTCGGGGAGCGCTTGGCCGGTCTTGGAGTCGGTGCGCCCCTTTCGTAGGTAGAGCCGGGCTCCTTTGGTTTCACGGGGCATTCCTGGGGCCTGAACATGGCGCGGATCTGCGCCGCTGTGACGAATAACGAGCCGGCGACCCGCACGGGTTTCAACCGCTCGTGGCGAATTTCTGTGCGCAACATCGACAGGCTCAGGGGATAGAGCCGGCTGAACAGCTCCACCGCCTCCTGCAGGGACAGGGCGGCGTCGTCCGGCCACTGGGCCGGGTCCGGGCGCTCTTCGATGCGGGAGCGGCGGCGGGCGCTCATCGCGCGCCGCCTTCCATGGCCTGCCAACAGTCAGCACACTCGCAGGCGCCCGCGTGCGCGTCGCGCCGCACATGCGGCGCTTCGGCCTGCACGACAGACAGAACCGCCTTGAGCGCGTCGGCGGCGCGGCGGTTGTAGTCGCGCAGGTCCATCGGACCTTCGCGCGCTGCGCGATCCCACAGCACGCACTTGTCGCGCAGCAGCTCGAGCTGAGCTTCAGTGGGCGCGCTCATTGCCATGCTCCACGGGCTTGAAGCTGATCCGGCCGCGCCCGCAGAGCGGGCAGTCGAAGCCGCGCGGGTCCGGGTTCTCGGCCGCCGCGCTGGTGTAGACCGCGCCGCAGGTCTCGCAGCTGGCCCGCCATGTGCGAGGGGCCGGAGGCTCGGCTGGGAACAGGGGGAGCCCCGCTTCAGCCGCCGGCATGGTTCTTCTCCGGCCCGGCAAGGCGCCCATACCAAATGCAGCGGTCAGCCTCTTCCGGGGCGCAGCAGTCGCAGTCATCGTCGCCCCATTCGACCAGGCCAAGCCGCGGCGTCTCGGTGCGGTGGGGTCCGGTGTGGCCGACAGGCAGGGGGCAACCGGTTGCGCTGTCCATCAGGTGACTGTGGTTCGGCGGGAGAATTTCGCACCGCATCACCGAACCTCCGGGGCCTTGGCCAAGCGCGCCTTCCACTCGTCCGCGTGCTTCGGGCACAGATCCTTGTCGGGCGCGGGAACATGGGTGCAGTCGGCGCAGATCGGCCGGTCGCACGTCCCGCTCTTCCGCTCCGGGACCTTCCAGTCGCAGAGCCGGGTCGATGGCTTGCCGCAGGCGCAGCGCTGACGGCGCCCAGAGGTGCAGACGATAGCGCTGACGCCGTTCGGCAGCTTGACGTGCGAGCAGGGCATCAGGCCGCCTTCGCTTCCTGCTCGACGCGCCGGAACTCCACGACCCAGACCCAGGGGTTCGACGCCCAGGCGCCGTCACCGTTGATGGCGTCCCAGAGAGACCGATAGCTCTCGCGCGGATCCGCCCAATGCGTCTGGCGCGGGTCGTCGGCGTAGCACTTCCAGGCGCCGAACCCGTCGGGTTCAATGCCCTCGGCGATCGCGTCGGCCTCACTGCAGTCCTTCAGCCGTTCGACCCGGACCTCGGCGACCTCCAGCGTGATCCGCGAGGCCCAGCGGGCCATGTGGATCGAGGGGACCCCGTAAGCGCCGCTGCGGTCGCCTGCCTGGAGCAGGCGACCCTTCGGCCACGGCTGCTCCGGATCGACGTCGGGGTGATCGCGGAAAGCCGAGAAGGTCTTGTCGTTCCGGCCGGCGAGATACCAGACGTGCTGGTCGCACGTGCCCTTGTCGAACCGCTGATGGCTCTCCCGCACCCACAGCCGGTCACCGGGGACGCCGTAGGGGCAGCGGAGCGCGTGAAAGTGCTCGGCGTAGGGGATGTGGCGGGCGTCGAGCCCGGAGCCATCCCAGCGCCATTCAGTCCACCACCACCCCCACTCGCCGGTTTCCTCGTTCCGGACGATCGGCTGCGTCAGGCCATCGATGCCCTTCACGATGCGCCGGGTCTGCGTCTTCCGGCCGTCGAGGATGGCGCGCACCATCGGCGCGCTGAACAGGATCGGTCGCTCACGCACAGTGGCCTCGCTCACAGCCAAATCTCCATGATCTGAGGTTCGTCGTCGGCGGACCGCTCGCACTTCACGAAGCCAGCGGCCTGAAGCTCGACGCGGAGGGCCTCGGCTTCCGCGCTGGTCGCGACGCAAGTGGTCGGCGTGGGCCCGGGAAGAGTCTCCCAGAGCCGCGCCAGAAAGCCCTCTGGGTAGTCGCTCGGATGGTCGTAGATCACCCACATGGGCAGGGTGAGCAGCGAAGCCCGGCGGCGCATCTCGGTCGCGACGCTCATGCCGCCACCTTCGGGAGCTCGTCCCAGGTCCGGCCGTCGAGTTCTCGGCCGGTGCGCTTCTTGCCCTCGCGGACCATGAGGGCCGGCCGGACGCCCGGCATGCCGGAGCCCAGGCGGCGCCACGGCTCGACCGTCAACTCCTTGAAGTGGGCGCGATCAGGCGCCCACCGCCACTCGCCCCACTGCTTGAAATGGAAGGCGGTCCCGGCGCGCTGGCATTGATCCCGAAGGCTGCGGAACCAGTCCGGGTGAGACGGCCGGGCGTGCGCGCCGCTCTCGCCGCCAGTGATCACCCAGTCGAGCTTGGGGCCGTAACCGCTGGCATGATGGGCGCCCGGACCCGTCGCGGGGTCTTCCCGCTCGTACCAGCCGCCGCTGAGGAAATCCCATCCCTCCGAGCCGGTGTCGATGCACAGCTTCACCGCCTCCATCAGCGGTTCCATGCTGACGAATGCGAAGGCGGGGTTCAGCGCGGCCTTGGCCCTGAGCAGCCAGGGGATGTCCCGCTCGGCTTCCTCCTGGGTGACGACGCTGATCCCGAGGGCGATGTTCTTCGGCATCTCGGTCAGGCCGAGATGAGCCAAGGCCTCGCGCAGCCGCTTGATGATCAGCGGCGCCCGCTTGGTCAGGAACAGCCAGATCAGGTTCGGCGTCCGGCGCGCCAAGTCGACGACGTCGGCCAGCCATTGAATCGGAACCTCGTTGTCGAGGATGTCGGCGAGCGAAGCGCAGAAGACGAACGGTCGCTCACCGGCCTTCGCAGCCGCTCGGTCCCAGGAAATCGGCTGGCGCCAGTTCGACTCGCTCGTGCGCCGGCGCGGCGCGCCGGAGCCCCAGGCTACGCCGAAGCGGTGGCCCCAGTTTTCAGCGTAGCAATTCGCGCAGGCGCCGCGCTCGCCGTTGCTGACCTTCGTGCAGCCGATCCACGGGTTGAAGGTGTGGCGCGCCCACGAGATGAGGGTGCTCTCAGCCATGGGGCGCTTCCTGGGCGCGGAGTTCGGCCCGGAGCTCCATCCAGAGCTTGCCGAGCATGTTCTGGCCGTCGCGGTTCGGGCCCCAGCCCCAGAAATCGTCGCGCCAGGAGTCCTCGATCAGCTCGCGGTCGCCCGTGGCGAGGAGTTTGCGGTGCACGTATTCGTGCTGCTCGACCTTGGCGCGGAGGATCTCGCGCATGATATCGACCTTCACCTCATCCCAGTCGGGGCGGCGAAGGTGCTTGTGCATCTGCGCGATCCTGAACGCCTCGTGCGCAGACGGAGCGCTGGCAATGGCCAGCCGTACGGACGGGCGGCCGAGGCCAGGGTTGGTGAACTTCTCCCAGTGATAGGCCGCCTCGGACGTGTCGAAGCGCATCCCCCTCCACGCGAGCGTGAAGGCGCTGAAGTTCGAGAGGACGTAGAAGTCCTGCTCGTAGAAGAACACCTGCGTCGGGGAGTCCAGCTTGTGGCACTCGATGGTGCTGTGCTCAGCCACGGTCGGCCCCCTGCGCAGCGCGCCGGCGGTCAAGCTCTCGCCGCGCGTTCCACTTCAGGTCGGGGTCCATGTCGGAGGTCCCGATCATCCAGTTCAGGTAGCTGCCGTCGACCTCGGTCCAGAGCTTGCCGCGCCATTTGCCGATAGGGCATTTCAGCGTGACGGGCGGCTCATTGGTCCAGGCGACCATGTCCTCGACGGAGGCCTGCTGCAGGAGCCTGGTCAGGATGTGGGCCGTGACGTAGGCGTCGGGCTCGGCGCGGTGCGGCGGGTGACGGCGCTCCTCGTCGATCTCCTTGTGGAGGCCCAGCCAGTAGAGCAGGGTCTGGTTGTTATGGGCCGGGGCGTTTGGCCAGACGCGCAGCGCCGCCTTGTACGTGCAGAGCCAAGGCTTGCCGTCGAGATCGCCCAGGAAGAGCGCCTCGAACTTGGCGTTGTGGGCCACGTAGACGTCGGCTGGCCCAGCGTCGAGGACGTCGTCGCCGAGGTGGCCCATGATGTCGAGCGCGTACTCGGTCGAGTAGCGGGGCTTGCGCTCCAGGTGCCAGGGCAAGATGTGGTGGACAGCCATAACCTCCGGCGGGCAGGCGCGCTGGGGTGCGAAGAGCTGCGAGCCGCGGTCTTCGTCCATCAGGCCGTGCGCGCCGCTTCCGGTTCGCACGTCCTGCCAGCCAAGCTCGATGATCTCGGCGCCTTCCGCCGGGTCCATCCCGGTGGTCTCGATGTCGACGACGCGCAGCAGCATTATGCAGCCCCCTTCATGCGAGCCTCGATCGCGATCTTCCTGGCGATCTCGGCGGGATCCTGGTTGTTCTCGAAGCCGGCCTTGAAGGCGGCGCAAGCGGTGGGCGGGTAGATGCCCAGGCGGCCCCACCAGTCCTTTTCCTTGCTGTTGTGCTGGGCGTGCGGCGCCTCGGTGTGGCACCAGTCGCACAGCGGCAGGGTGCGCCAGTCCGAAGGCTTCACGCCCTTGCCCGTCGGCGACCAACCCTTCTCAGGGTAACTGCAGCGGATATGCGCCGCGCGCGTCGGGCCGGTCTGCGCCGCGCCTTCGACAAGGCAGGACAGGCAGAGCCCGCGGCGGATGAATGCGAGGTGCCCGTTGTGCCGCTCGCGCGGCTGGCGGTGGTTCGGTGCCTCCGATTGGAGGACGGCGGCGTCGCGCGCCCGGCGCTCGGCCTTCTCAGCTTTGCGCGCCTCACGCTTGGCGTCGCGCTTGATCCGCTCGGCCTCCTCGACCGTGCGGCGCGCCGGCGGCGACAAATTCCGACGCCAGCCCCTCATGCCGCCATCCCCGCTTCACGCCGCAGCGTGGTGACGTCGATTCCGATCATCTCGGAGAGGACCTGGAGCACGGCGTCCTTCGAGCGCTGGAACTCGTCGGGCTTCATCGCCCTCTCGCTCTGGGACTTCGCCGTCAGCTCCACGACGGTCGACCCGTGGACCGTGACAAAGGCGAACTCGTCCTTGGGCTTCAGGAAGGCGGCGACGCGCGAGGCCTCCTCGCGGGTCTCGAAGGTGATCGTGCGCTCGGTCCGATAGCCCGCCCGGATCAGCGCCCGCTTGCGCAGGTGCTCCGGCGTGGGGAATTCGAGCAGCGCCTCGTCGGAGAGGTTCTTCCAGACCTCAGTGACGCAGGCGAAGTAGTGGTCGTGGCTGCGCTTCGAGCGCTCCCGGTGCTCTTCGAGCGGGTAGCGCTCGCCGACCGTGAACTGCGCCTCGGCCTTGGCCTTAGCCAGGGAGTTGGCGGGGCGCATGGCTTCGCCGTCCCAGCGGAAGAGGATGATCCCGCTCACGCCGCATCCTTCCGGAAAGCCGCGCGGACACCGGCCACCTTGGCGTCGAGCTCGATCAGGAAGCCGCGGATCTCGGCCTCAAGCTCCCGGATCTTTGCGTCGTCGCGGTAGACCCGCTGGATGTGCAGCCGCATCTCCTCGGGCATGCGCGGGTCGTAGGAGATGAAATCGCACCACTTCCGACCGGTGCAGGCCATCTGCCACTGGATCTGGTCGGCGTAGTCCTTGGGGATGGAGCCGCCGAGGATCGTCTCGAGGTGGGTAGCCGTGTTCGGGCACTTGAACTCGGTCAGACCGTCGGCGCCGACCAGGCCGTCGGGGCTCGCGCCCGCCATGGGGATCAGCGGATGGTCGATGAAGTCGACCTGCTCGATCAGCACGTCCCGGCGGAACTCGTAGAGCTCCCGCGCCATGGGCTCGTGTTCCTTGCCCCAATCCATCTCCTTGGAGCGGAAGCCCTCGTTCGGCACGCCGGTCAGGCGCTCGACGAGCAGCTCGGCCATGTAGTTCTTGCGGCTGGCGGACGGGCCGCTTTTGGTCTTGGCGACCACGTCGGAGACGCGCGAGGCCGTGACCTTGCCGCAGCGCATCTTGCGCCACTCTTCGGAGCCCTGGGCCACCATCACGCTTGGCCCTCCAGAACGGCGCGCCGGCGCGCGTTGAAGGTCCGGACGATGGCGTTGTGGTCGTCCGCGTGGAGGTCCTTGAAAAGCGGCTCGTTGCGGGCCTTCCAGTCCTTCAGCTCGGCGTCGGTCGAGCAGAGCTTGATGTCGGCGCAGGCCTTGGCGACGATGCCCTTCACCCCTTTCGGGTCCGCGTCGGGGCCGCCCTGGCCGTCGTCGTCCTCGCCCCGGGTGGCGAGGTTGAGCAGGGCGCTGGCGGTGTAGCGCTTCCCGTAGGAGATCGAAGAGCCGATCTGCTGGACGGCGTTCTTCTTGCCCGAGTTGTCGTGCGGGAGGACCATCGTGGTCTCCTCGGTGTGGCCGCCCTGGTGGCTGAGCTTGGCGGTCACGGTGACGTGGGTCGGGCTCGTCGCGGTCGTGAAGCTGAGCGCGAAGCCGTGCTTCATCAGCACCGGACGCACCACCTCGATGATGTCCTCCCAGTAGGCGTAGGTGCTCTGAACCTGGTCGGAGTTGTTCTTGATCTCGCCGTGTTCCTCCGGGATCGGCAGCTCCGGCTGCATCAGGGCGAAGGCGGTCACGAAAGCCTGCTTGGCGCGGCGGTCGAGCATCGACTCCCGGAGCGCCCACATGCGCTCCATCTTCTCGATATCGACCTCGGGGTCCTTCGCGGCGCGCTCGATCATCGCCAGGATCGCGGCGTCCTCGGCCGACGGCTGGATCGCCACAGCTGAGGGCGGGGGCGTCACGACAGCCGGGGCCGGTGCGCCCCCGGCGTTCGCTGCGGTGTGCATGAAGTCGGAGCGCACGTGCTCCATGGTCGCCTGATCCATCGGGACCTCCTCAGAACTTCAGGGTGACGTGGGGGATGGTGCCGCTGCGGATGGCCAGGACGACCTGGCGCGCGGCGTCCTCAGTGAGCTTGCAGCCGTCCATCAGCGCGGCCTTCGCCTCGCCCATGACCTTCGACTGGTGCTCGCGGTCGGCGGCGCGCTTGCGCTCGGCCTCGGCCTCTTCGTTCCGCTTGCGCTCCTCCTCGGCCTGCTGGGCCGCGAGCGCGTCCCGCTCGGCCTGAAGGCGGGCCACCTCGGCGGCGTGCGCCTGCTCCTGACGACGGCGCTCGGCTGCAGCCTCTTCCTCGACCCGCCGGCGCTCGGCAGCGGCTTCCTCTTCGACGCGGCGGCGCTCTGCGGCCGCGGCTTCCTCGGCCTTGCGGCGCTCCTCGGCGGCGGCCTGCTGGCGAGCCTCCTCCAGCCGCTTCGCCTCATCGGCGGCGGCTTCCTCGCGACGCCGGGCCTCGGCGGCCTCCTCCTCGCGTCGGCGCGCCTCGGCCGCCTCGCGCTCGAGGCGCTCCTTCTCCTGGCGCTGGCGCTCGGCCGCTTCTGCGCGCAGGCGCTCCAGTTCGGCGCGGTCCGCCTCCTCGCGCTGCAGGCGCGCCAGGGCCGCCTTGAGCAGGTCGACCGCATTGGCCCGCATGCCCTGGGCCATGCTGAACGAGTCCTGGAAGACCGCCTCGTCCAGTTCGAGACCTTCGATCTCGGACAGCCGGGCCGCGACAGTCGCGGCGGTGTCCTCGATGGTGACGACCACGGCCGCGCTCAGGCGGTCCATGACCTCGGCGCAGCGCGCCTCGCGCTTCTCCTCGGCCTCCTCCCACTCGGTGAGCGGGCGGCGGACCGCGTCGCGGAGGGCGTCGAGCCGCTCGCGGATACGCCGGCGCGCCTCGTCGACGACGGCGATCTGCTTGCGCGCGTCCTCGTTCAACTTCTTGCCGAAGTCGTCGAGCGCGGTCTTGGTGCGCGCGACCTTGTAGGCCATCGAGGCGATCGCCTTGCGGCCCTTCTCGGTGGTCAGGTCGATGTCGAGCTTCTCGGTCTCGGCCTTCACCTGCGCGAAGAACGCGTCGAACTTCGCCGGGTCGGTGAGTGCGGCGCGCTGGTCGACCACGAAGGCGGCGACCTGGGTTCCGGCGTCTGCTTCGACCAGCGCCGTCGATGTGGCGAGTTCTTCCGCCTTGGTGTGCGCGTTCACGGCTTTCTCCCGGTGATGACGAGGTAGAGGGCGAGGCCGAAGAGGGCGCCGATGGCGCAGGCCTCCTCGATCGGGCGGCCGCAGATCACGAGCGTCACCCACCCGCCGAAGGCGCCGAAGGCGGCGCCAGCG